TATACGCATGACCGTCTCCTCGGGGGCGTCACCATCGAGGACGTGCTGACCTCTTTGTTTGCCAAGCACCAGGGCCTGGTACCGACATGATCACCCAGCACTCTTCAAATCACAACAGTCGAGTTACTATATCCCAACACCTGAAACACGTAAAATACTCGCCGTTAAAGCAAAAGTGCAAATGCAAAAGTTATACTCCGATCCTGAGCAGCGACGCAAAATGATTGAGGCAATTCAACGTACGCATCTAGGTAAAGTCAATTCGCCTGAAACACGCGCCAAAATGGCGGCAAGTAAAAAGGGTAAAAAGCGAACTGCTGAACAAAGGGAGCGAATGAAACACGCCCAAGCATCTAGAGATCCAATGATTGCAAAGCAGGTAGGTGAGAAATTGCGCGGACGCAAGCAAGATCCATCTATTGTAGCCAAACGCACATCAGGTATTCAGGCAACGCGAGATCGTAAACGCGCACAAGGCATCCCCGAACATACGCCGGAAGGTCGTGAGCGGTTTATTGCCGCAGGTCGCGCCAGATGGGGAGACGCTGATTGGCGGGCTAACCAAACTGCGGCTGCGACTGAAAGGGCTAACAAACCAAGCGTCAAAGAGAACGTGTCAAAATCGGCTGCCGCTCAATGGGCCAACCCTGAAAGCCGTGCTCGCCTCATTGCAGGAATGAAAGCGAGATTGGAGCAAAAGCGATTGCAACAAGCAGAACAACCAGGTCAAGATACGTTGAAGCAATTGGAGTTGTCGCTGTAGATTTGACCCCATGGCCCCGCCCCTCTACACTGATGCGCAGAAAGGGGATGGGTTATGGGGTTCATTATTATTGCGGCATTATGGTTTTTCGCCTTCATTGGCACACCAATCATCGCATCAAACAAGCATCGAAGCGTAGGGGGTTGGCTGATCGCCGCCCTACTCTTCGGCGTATTCGCGTTCTTTACCGTAATGTTGTTGCCTACTTTGCCGAATTACGAAGCGATTGACGCTGAACGCGCTGACTCGCGTGAGTGCCCGCATTGCCTCTCCTTAATACCGCAGCGGGCCACGGTCTGCCGCTACTGCCAGCGAGATGTCGCACCCATTGCAACAGTCGCTCCCATAGCCGTAAATCCGCGTACGGCGCCACGTCGGCCATTGACGGTCGCTGAGTGGGAAGCACTAGAAAAGTCGGAGGGACACGTCATTGACTGTACGTGCCCTGAGTGCAACGCGCGACGAGAACGCGTTAATTAGCGCCGAATTGGTCCGTAAACATGTCCCGGCAAGTTCGGTAGGCCGGGCGCTGGTGGCGTCCTATCTTGCGGCCCGTACGACTGACTTGCGACGTGACGACGGGTAGGATCGACGCTATGGCTTGTCTGCCCATTAACGGTGTGTGAGACATGCGCTTGTCCCATGTGATGTCCGTTTGGATCTTGGACCGTGACCGTGATAGCAAGGTGATGCTGGGCAGGCGACGTAGATCCGCTACCTGTCCAGCCACCCTGTTGATCATGAGCCTGTGCGGTATCGCCGGGCACTGAGGTTGTGTGCGTAATGATCCCTGACACTAAACGTTGCGTTTGCTGTGCCGCGCTATAGACGTTTTCCCCATAGGCTTGTGCTTGCGTGCCACTACCGTTATAGGCGGCTAGCGCCTGCTTTTCGTTATGTCCATGAGTCTGATAAAGCGCCGCATCCAGCCGGGCTTGTGCGGCAATGGACTGCTGTGCATTAAAGGGATCTTTCAACCCCATAGCGTGAGCCGTCGCTGGTGTGAATTGAGCGATGCCCTCCGCGATAGGGTTCCCGTTCTTATCGCGACTGACAGCGTTCGGATTAAACCCCGACTCCGCACTCCCTTGCGCGAGCATTTCACTCAAAAAAGCGTTAGGGTCCATCCCAGGCGGCGCGTATTTCTTGGCCGCATCCTCATACCACGACATTTGATAGGGCAGCACGCGGTTACTATTCCCTTGCCCATTCGGGATCATGTAACTGCCCGGCAAGGGTGGGAGACCACCGCGTCCCTGCGTTGATTGCGTCAATTGCTGCATAGGGTTGACGTTAGTCGTATGCGATGTTCCGACGCCAGAGGGGCCGTACCGCCTATCGTGCTGCTGCTGTTGCTGGTTACGCACCTCAAGGGGCGTGAGCGCATGGGCGGCGTCCTGAGCCCCACGGACAAGGGCATTAGCGGCCTTCTCGCCCGCGATCTCCAGTTGCTTGCCGATGGGCGTCACCTGGTCGGCGAACGCCTTACCTGCCGCCGCGAACTGGTCGGCGGTATGCGGGCCTGCCGCGTGAGGAGCATTTTCCTTCTGTTGAAGGCTTTGCTCATATTTTTGCGCTGCGTTAGGGCCTTCCGACACGAGTTTCTGGATGAAGGTATCGGCCTGATTGCCCTTAAACTGGGAAAAATCGAAACCGCCCTCGGACAATGCTTGCTGGGCGATGCGCGTCCCGCCCGAACCGATGTCGTAGCGGCGCGCCGTGTTGGCATATGCATCCCACAATTTGGCGGGATCGCGCTGGGCGTTCGAGAAGGCCGTCGGATCGAGACCAAGAATTGCCCCTTGCGCGAGGGCGTTCGTGCCCGTCGAGCCGATGGTGCCGGCCATGGCTTGCCCGATATTAATCTTTGCCCCGCTCGCATCAGAGAGCGCCTGCGTCGCCGCGAGGCCATTGAGGCTGATTTGCCCGACGCCCGCCGCCGCGTTCATCGCCTTGATCCCGTCGGTGATACGACCGAGAGAAACGGGGAGGAGGCGCGAGACCTGATCCATCTCGGCGTACGCCTGACCGACCTGATTGCTCGACATGCCGCCCTGCATCATCTGGCCGGTCAACGAGGTCGTCTGGCTGAGGTCAACACCGCTCAGGCGCGCCAGCGCCATGCTCTGGGTGAGCGCGCCCCCCATTTGGTCGGAGGTCACGCCCACGTCGCCGAGTTGCTGGGCGGCGGCCACCGATTGCTGCTCGTGATAGTAATAGCGCCAGCCTGTCTGTTGCGCCGTGGTCAGTTCGCCTTCAGGTGTAGCCCCCGTACTTGTGCCGACGCTGCCAGCCAATTGGCGTTCTTCACCTGCATACTTACTTTGGAGGCTATTGACGCCCAGGCCAACGCCGGCCACGCCGCCGATAGCGCCGATGGCCCCCAGAGCGAGCGGCGCGGCCTCGCCAATAAGCCCCATCAAAGGACGCACCAGCCCACTCACAAGATCGCCCGTGGCGCCCATGCCGGCCGCGTTCGCCGCCCCGCTGATCCCGCCGGCCATGAGGCCACCGGCGCTCCGGGTGAGCGCCTGCGCGATGTGGTCGCCCAAAACCGTGGCCGACCTGTCCTGCTGGGTCGTGTCGTTGCTGTTGCCACCGCCGTTACCGCCCGTGCTGCCACCGTTGAGTCCAGGCAGGCCCGACCGTTGGCGCGCGTCGTGGGCATCCATCTGTTGGGCTGCGTCGTAGCCGTAGCGGGCCAAGCGTTCCATGCCGGGGGGCACGAAAGGACCGGAGCGCACACTTTGCCGGTAGTATGTGGCGCCGCCGGCGTTGGGCAAGGAAGAGTCCCCGTCCTGTCCGTCGCCGCCACCCTGTCCCACCGTCGCCGCCGCCGTGGCCTGCTGCTGCTCATTGTGCTGGCGCAATAAGTCTTGCCAGCGCGTGAGCATGTCCTGCTGCGCGGGCAGGGGTTCGGCGGCAGCCTCGGGGTTGTCGGCGGCGAAGTGGCTAACTTGTCCAGCGAGTTCGTCCCGCCGGGCGTTGATGGCGCCCTGCGTGCGGGCGATATCAGGGTGTAACTCCTGAACGATGGAGGGGTCCATCGTCCCCAAGCGCGTCGCGGCCTCGCTGTACGACGCCGCCTCCGGTTGCGACCCACGCGGGATCGCGTTAAACGCATCGAGCAGGTGTTGCTTGAGGTCCTGGAGGTTGGTGTCCGCCGCCCGCGCCGCCGCCGCCAACTCCTCGAATGTCTGGGGCAATGGCCCCACGACATCCGCGCCCGCCGCCGCCGCGTCGCCCGTCGGCGTGACAACAGGGGCGACCGATGGTGCGACGGGCGACGCGGCCGTGAGCGCCTGCGTCAAGCGGTCGTCGCCCGACGTGGCGAGCGGGGCAACGGGCTGGACAGTCGCCCCCGTCTGGTCGGATGTGTCTACCGGTAGTGGCGACACAGTGGCCGTGGGCGTTGCCTGCCGCTGGAGTGGTTGCGGTGTCGTGTCGTAGCCGTAGCGGGCAGGATGATCAACGCCCGCCGCCTGTTGCTGTGCCTGCCATTGCTGTTGCGCCTGCTGCTGCTGCTCCCGCTGAACCATGGACTGCTGGAACTGGGATAGTGTGTCCGGCAGCGGTTGCGTGACGACCTGGGGGTTGGCCCCGACAAAATCCATGGCCTGGGACCGGACCTCGGTACGCCGCGCATTGATGGCATTTTGTGTCTGGGCGATCTCGGGGTACGTGTCCCTGATGAGCGCCGGGTCCATCTGCTGAAAGCGCGACGCCGCCTCGTTGTACGACGACACGGGAGGGTTGCCAGGAATGGCGTTGGATAGATCGACCTGATGCTGCTTTAGTTGCTGGATGGCATCATCGGCCTTGAGCGCCGCCGCCGTGAGCTGCTGGAACGTCTCAAGCGCGGCGTCAGCGTCCACGCCTAATTCGATGCCGACATCCTCGTTCTCGCTCATCGTCCCCTCAGTCCCCACCCGTCATCTACGTCGTCGTCACTGTCATCCACGCCGTTGGGCGCGCCGTCGCCGCTTATATCATCGGGGTCAAAGTCGTCGGGGTCGCCAATCGTGGCTGGCGCCGTGATCCATACCGGGTCGGTCTCAAAGAACTCCTCCTCGGCCTCATCAGGGTCGCGCCGCTGCCCGTCGGGCACCAGCGCCTCGTACGCTGCCTGGGGATTGTGGGCGATAGCGTAGGCCGCCAGTTTGTCTTCGCGGCGCTCGGCCTGCCGCTCCTCTTCGTCAAGCTCGCGGTTGAGCACGCAGTAGGCGTGCTCAAACGGGGTTAATCGGCGGGCTGGCCCGTCAAAGTGCCCGGCGTCGCGGAGGTGTCGCCACTCTGCACGGGTCGCCGGGCGTCTGAGTTTGGGTCTTGGATCAGTTGTTGGTGACGCACGACCGGCTTCCGCTCGGCCAGTTGGTACGAGAGGTACACGGCATCTACGAACGGCTCGGGGTAGGTGTCGAGCCACTGCATGCGCGCCAGGAATTCGTCCTGCTCATCTTCACCGTGGAACGTGACACGGCGCCCGTTGACCTTGCGCAGCGCCATGGCGATGCGGATGGCCTTGCGCGCCTTGTCCTGATGGATAAAGGGGACGCGCGCGACGCGCTCGTCCAGGGTGCAGCGCTCCTCATAGTCGAGGATGTGCCACTCGGCCTCCCATTCCTGGTCGGCGTAGAGCACTGGCGCGGAGATGGGCGCCAAGGCTCCGAAAAACAGAAGAGTGCCCGTGTCGTCCACGTAAACCATACCTTGCTAAATGGGGCCGAAAGTGAGGATATTGGGCGTGAAAAATGGTATAATGACAGGAGATAAGACACAACAAAGCGCCGGAACGTGCGACTAACACGCCGGCGCTTCTAAGCCCACAGTAGGAGCCTCTACCATGAACCTACCCTCAGTGTACGACCTCTCCGAACCCGCCACACGTCCCGTTTACACGTACACGCTCAACGAACCCGACACGAACGAGGTACGGTACGTCGGCAAGACGGACAAGCCGAAAGAACGGCTGCAAGCACATCTGCGCCCCTCGTCCTTGCGCGCAAGGACGTATAAGAATCACTGGATTAAGTCCCTGATGCAACGTGGCTTGCGACCGACTATGACCGTCGTCACGGCGCACCCGACCGACGCGCTCGCCGCGCTGGAAGAAATCCGGTTGATCAAGTATTATATGTCTCTGGGATGCAGCCTGACTAATGGGACACGCGGCGGCGATGGAATAAGCGCCGAGAGCTGGACAGCAGACATGCGCGCGGCGGCGCGGAAACGCGTACTTGGGCAAAAGCGTTCGGCCGAGTTGTGCGAGAGACTATCGGAGATACGACGGGTTGAATGGGAACGTCGGCGCATTAACGGTGACGCGTCGTGGTTGCCAAAATGTACAGCGGCGATCATTGCGGCGGCGCGCAATCGCACGCCTGAGCAGCAGGCATATAACAATGCGCGGCGTGCCGAAGCATTGGGCAAGCCGGAAACTCGTGCGAAGATGCGGCAGTCGCACTTAGGTAAGACCAATAGCCCCGAGGCGCGAACGAAAATAGCCGCCGCCAACAAGGGGCAGAAACGGAGCCCCGAGTCGAAGGCCCGCATGTCTGCAGCGTGCAAAGAACGTTCGGCCAGTCCAGAATACCGCGCGAAGTTAGCGGCGGCAAGCACAGGGCATGTCGTGTCGGACGAAACGCGCGCCAAGATGTCCGCGAACCGACGTGCGGCCAATACTCCCGAGTCCTTACGGCGACAATCCGAGGCGCACATGGGACAAGAGCGTACCGCTGAGACACGCGCCAAGATCGGCGCGGGGTTGTCGGCCTATATCGCGGAGCAGAAGGCGCAAGGTGTTGATGTCAGGGCTAACTTGCGTGACCCCGCGACCGTTGAGAAGAAGATGGCGGGGCACCGTGCCTATTTTGCCGACCCCGCCAACAAGGCCAATCAGATTGAGGCCAAAAAAGCGTTGTGGGCCGACCCGGAATGGCGGGCGAAGTGGACGGAGGCCCGTCGCCTATCATCCACACGTAAACGCGCGGTCGCAAACGACGGGCAAATGGCCTTCTCACTTAAAGACGCCGATTAGTTGCCAAGCAGCGCCTTGGCAACATTACGACCCTGCTTGCCGTCGTCGGAGAAACCATACCCGCGTGAGATAGCGGTGAAGTTCTCGGTCAGAAGTCCGTTGGGGCTATCGTATCCCCATGCATAATCACTGACGGAAATGTCGCTCATATGCCCATTTTGTTACTAATCGCACGCATAAATGCGATAGGCGTACACATTTCTGGCACGCTCTTACGGTTGTTGTTCCCGTAAGGTCGGACTATATCTTCACCCTGTCGCCAGGGGGCTGGCACATAGTCTCTACGCCATCTACAGATAATCTCAGGGAGACTTTTTCGCTTGCGCGTACTGTAGCGAAGGTTCGGGATTGGCGGACGCTCACGCGCCACATTTCAGCGTTCCCCGAGTTCTCCAGCATTTAACTGCACCGTTACCGATGCAGGACCCCGCACTCAATGAGAGAAGGTCGCGTCTTCGTACTTCGTCTTATTAGTAGCACTAGTGTATAGGTAATGATACCGCAAGACGAAGGGCAGGTCGCGGAAGTCGACATCCTGCACGTCGGGGAACTCGTTGCGCACCATCTCGGCGAGGTCGGAGCCGCGCACCATCTGGCGGCGCAGCGTCACGCTGAATTGGCGTTGGCCCACGACGATCTCGTTGTAGTCCGAGCCACCCTCCGGTTCCAAATGGGTGCCGTTGGTCTCGCGGTAGTTGAACATCTGTACGCCGCCGATGATCTGGCTGTTCAAGTACAGTTGGCCGTAGCGAGCGTGCCGTTTGTTGGTGCGGTTGCCGTCCCGCATATAGGTGTGTATGCCCTGGGACAGGACAGGTCTGCCACTTGTCGCCATGTGCGCGACTCCTTGATGGATGCGGCACGCCCTCTCGTGCGGGGCGCGCGTGTCGTCTATCCGTGCTAGACGCGGGACTGCTTCCCTATGCGCCAATGGGTCTAGGTTGCCCATCGGCGCATAGGGGTCGGTTAGATGCTGACGATGGGCGTGATGTCAATCTCGCCGTAGGGGAATGGGTAGAGTAGGTTGACGGCGGCCTGCGGGTTGCCGGTCGTCGGGTTGACCGACAATTGGATGCCATTGGGGCCGTAGCCGTTGATGTTGTCGCCCATCTGACTGACGGCGCGGTCGATGGCGTAAGTGATGTCAGCGACGTCGCTCGCGCTGTCGAGGCGCGCCTGGCCGCTGAACGGGTCCACGGCTTGGTACAGGTCGGACTTGACAGCGTTGTCCACGTCGCGCATCGACACCTGGTAGAAGAGGTTGATCTGACTGCTGCCGGCCGGATACTCGGGCGTGGTGGTGATGTTGTCGGCGATGGTGATGGGACCGCCATTGATGGCCTGCCGCAACACGACCGTCCCGGCTTGCCCCAGCGCCTGGGCCTGCGGCGGGGTCGGCGCACCCGCCAGTCCCGTGTGGCCGAAGCCCACGAACCCGGCCAGCGGCTGGTTCTTGTTGCAGGTCACGCGGCGCCGCCCGGTCGCCTTGAGAGCGCTGACGGCGGCGGCGAGATAGAAGCCGTCCACCACGCCGCCAACGCCGCCGGGCGTGCTCGACCCCGGCCCCAGGATGCCCAGGTCGGGGGCCAGACATTGCAGCGTATCCGACAGGAAAGGCGTCGTGTACGACCCCGACAGGCTCGTATAGGACGTGCCCGCCGCCGGGCCAAGCGTGGCGTACCTGTACTGATTGGCGGCCTGCGCCGCCGCGAAATGCGTCAACAGCGCCGGGGCGATGGCGGCGGCGTCGAAGCCCGCCCACACGTAGTCGGCGCGGAAGGGCAGGCTCTGGTTCAACAGGGACGCGACGGTCGGGTCGGATGCCCCGCCACCGTTGTTGTCAATGCCTCCCGTCAGCGACGTGCCGGGCGCGGCGATGGTCGTGCCAGGATAGGCCGTGGCACCGGCGACGGCCGACACGTAGACCACGGAGGCAAGGTTGCCGACTGGCTGCGCGCCGTTGATCGCCAATTGGATCAACGCCCAACTCGACAGGTTGGCCTGCGCGCTGGTGATCGTGAGCACGGGCGCGTTGGCCTGGCTGGTGTCGACTATGGTGACGGCGGTGATGGCGCCGCCCGTGACGGCATATTGGACGGCCAGGCTGTTGCCCTTGCTGCCGGCGTAGAGGCCGACACCCTGAATCGTCAGGCCACCGACGGTGGCCTGCGCGCGCGTGACGTTGGTACGACAGCCCATGATGTTGATGGGCGAGGAGCGCGCCGTCTGCGACTGCTGGCCCAGGATGGAGATGCCGAGCGGGCCGGTGTAGCCGACCGAGGCGGGCGAGGACGGCACGCCGTACAACTGTCCCCCTTGGGCGGGCGAGAATAGGGTGGGCGTGTCCGGCCCCTGCGGGGCGGTAAACAGGGCCAGAACGGTGTTGGCCGCCGTGCCAGCCGAGAGCTGAGTGGCGACCTGCGTGGGGTTGACGACGACGCGCGACGCCGCGTAGTTTGGCATGGTGGTTGACCTCGCGGAGATACGGGCGCGAGCGCGCCGATGACGACGAAACGGCGCCCGCGCTGTGAAGCGTGACGCGTCGGGATCAGAGAGAACGGGCAAGTGGCGTCTAGGGTCAGTGATCCATCAAGTCGGGCGGCATGAAACCGTAGCCGCATCTAGGGGACGACGATGGGCGGGTCCGTCACGGACGGGAACGGCGGGAGTGTCGTGGGCACGTAGAGCGTCACGCCCGCGTAAGGGTCGGGCACGTCAGGCGTGGCCGTGACCTGCACCGTGAAGGGCGGATAGGGCGTGAGGGGGACAGACCAACTGCACGCCACGTCGGCCTGCATGGCGACGGTGGCACGGTAGATCTGCCCCTGGGGCCGGTCGTCGGTCGTGCGTGGGTCGGGCGCCTGGTCGGCAATGAATCGCTTGGGAATGATGCCCGCGTCGTCCATCTGCTTGAGAACGTAGGCGCCGATGGGCTGGCCGCTCGTGGCGTCGATGGTGTAGGCCGTCTGGATGCCGTAGCGTAGGTAGGCCATGAGGTATTGGCGCTGGGGGTCCGAGAGGGTGTAGATGTCAAAGATGATCTGCGAGTCGGTCGCCAACTCGCCGTAGTAGGCGTTGCCGCCAGCCGTGTTGTCCGACCGCGCGATGTTGTTGCCGGGGTTGATGGGCTGCGGGCCGAGCTTGACGCGCGGGACCACCTGCGGATATTTGCCGGCCACGTCGGCGTAGGCCGCGTGCACGGTGACGGTGGCGGGGTTGCCCACCTCATCCGTCAGCACGGCGAATAGCGGCCCCAGGATGCCGCACAGGTCGCGCACCGCCTCCTCACCGAATCCAGCGAAACTCGCCAGCAACGGGCCGGGTGGCGCTGGCGGTGTGGGCGACTGAGACATAATCCCCCCCCTTCCTCTCCATGGCGGTCTTCGGGTCGCCGTTGCCCTATCGGCCCTATGGCGCGCCAGGAAGGTGCGTGAAGGGCGCTACAGGCCAGGCGTGAACGTGTACGTCCCGAACTGTGCGAGGACCGCACGGACACGCTCAGAGGCCCACGCACGCCCGATGAAGTCGTTGGCCTCCTGCCCCTTGTGCGGGGCAGGCGCGAACGACGCTTGAGACCGTGTATGGGTGGCCTTGAGGACGCGCACGGCGGTATGAGTGGAGACGCCCGCACGCACGATGGCGCCGTAGTAGACCATCCTCAATTCACCTGTGAGGTGCGCGGTGGGCACGAAAACAAGACTACGCGCGAGCGTACCCGTATCGACGGGCGCGAGCGCCGACGCTTCCTCGGCCCACGCGTCACCCACGGCCTTGAGCGCCGCGTCCGCGCCATCTTCAAGTCGTTGACGTAACGCCTCCACGGCCGCCGCCATCGTCGCGTGAGAGGCCATACAGACACCCCGCCGCGCGACGATGGCCTACACTAGCGAGAGGAAGGAGAACAACCATGGATGAACTGATCACGACCTGGCCCCCGTGCCCCGATTGTGGGGCGTTAGGGCCAGACCACGGCCCGTCCGGCAATGAATGCTCCGTGTGCGGGCGAGGGTTAGAACTCGACACATTCAGGGGCGCATTGCTGGCGTCGATACAATCCATCTTTCCAGCGCCAAAGGGTGAACCGTACACGTACAGTGTCGCTATCATGCGGGACGCCTACGGCTTTCAGGCGCGCACGGTCGTCAACGACAATCTCACCTATGGAGGTGGCCCCACGTTCGATGAGGCGCTGTACTCCGTCAACGACTGGGTGGCATCGCGTAGTAGCCGCCCGCCCAAGATGGTCGGTATCCACGCCGAAACGCGCGACGAATGGATCGCCTGGCACGCGGCATGGAAACAACGCGTCGCAGATGCGGGGTAGATCGTCGTCAGTCTTGCGACTAGGCGCCCGCCACCTTGGCGGTCTTGGCCGTTGACGCACCACCGACCGTTGTGGCGGTGGCGGGGACGGTTGCGGCCTGCCCGTCGGCCGTGGCGGGTACGCTATCGGCCTGCTTGCGCCGCTGGGCAGCGGTGCGCGCGTCCTCCGGCGGCAGGTAGCCGGCGCGTCGCAATTCGTCGGCGTCGTGAGCGTCTACGCCCGGCGGGACGACGAGGCCGTCGTCGCCCGTCGCGTAGTAGCGGCCGGTCGCCGCGATGTAGTGGGCGCGGCCCGCCGGGGCGCGCAATTGCACGGGGTCGGTTGTCGTCGTCGTGTCGCTCATGGGATCATGTCCCCTTTCGATGCATGGGACGCGAAGGAATGATGTATGTTACGGCCAGCAGGCTCTTTAAAAGAAGGGTCGTGATACTGGCTTATGCCCACGATAGCCGGTTCCGCAGGTTCGTTTTTCGTGGGTTCGTTTTCGCTGAAATGGGGGAATAACGTACGCCGCGTCACGATGGATCGCGCGGGGATACACAGCACCCCTTGGTAGCAATCATCAACCAGATCGCGCGCGAGGATGATATACCCATCGGTTTCCGCGACAACGTATCCAGCCGAGAAGACCTCTATCGGTGTACGCATCCCTGCTTGGGGCGTTGGCCCCTCTTGCCGCACGCTATCAATCCACGATACCGCCGCATACGCATGTAGTGTTTTCATCAAGCCCCCTTCAAACATCCGATGCGTAACCGTCGGAATAGGCTAACGTGTAATCCGGCAACAAGACAAGCGGCCTCTCATCCCGATCAGTGGGCGTAGACAAGCGAAACCGCGTATCGGAGATGTCTGTCGTTTTCGGTTCATCGTCCGATGCGGCCATGCATATAGCGCGCGCGCCTACTTCTTGTGCGATGTTGTTTTTGACCGCCTGTGCGATGGCCGCGACCGACGCGGCATGTCGCGCATTCATCGCTTGCCGCTCTTTTACGCGTTCGGCCGCGACCGCACGGGCGCGGGCGGTCGCTTCTGGATCGGCGGGGGGATGGAATGAGACTTTTTCTTGTTTACCATCATGTGGTGGCATGAGGAATCGCGGATCGTAGGTGTCTGGAAGTCCCCGTCTTTTAGCGCTATAGGTAATTGTCGCGCCGCTTTTTGCGGCATACCCCGTGTCCAGTTCAGCATAGGGATCTGGTGCACCCTGCGTCCCACCATAGCGAAACGCGGCGGTGACATACCCCTTCGCGTTTCGGTTCGCGGCGCATGCGGGACAAACGAATTGAGTGCGCGACGTGCCATAACAGGGGTCGCGCGGTTCAATGCGACGAATTGGCGCTTGTATCGCTTCATCGGTTGGACACACGTCCCGACATCCAGGGCATACATATTGTGGGGGCAAATCGTGCGGCATGTGTGGCGTGTTCATACTCGTACTCTAGCGCTTTGCCCAATAAAGGCTAACCCTCCCAGCTCCCGGCAGCGTCCGGCGTGGGGTCCGCGAGGGGAATGGCGTATATTGGATCTCCGTGAGCGCGGCGTTCCAACGCGGGACTCCCCATGAGGACTTGCCCACCCAGGACGTGGGGCGCGAGCATATCCCCCACGACAAAGCGCGTCGTGACCCGCTCAGGGAAGACGACGCGGATGATCGCATCACCTTTCTTGACGACCGTTTCGCCCCCGGCGTAGTAAAGCGTATCCTGGGCGTACTGCACGACGCCCTGCTCGGACTGCTCCGTATGCTGCTCATTCTCCACGATAAACGCTTGGATGGGCACGGGATTGAGATAGCCCGCCTGTTGGGGCACGGCGCCGCTGGCGGGCACGATGAACCCCGTCCCCAAGCACGTCGGGTCGTTCTCCACCGAGGGGCGTTGCTCGTCGGCGTCCCAGCAGACGGGACAGGTCGTCGCGGTTTGCCCGGTGCGCGGGTCTATCGTCGTTATGGTGAGGCGCACGGCCAGCCAGCAGCGCTGTTTCCCCGCGAACAGGGAGATACGCCGCGTCAGCGTGTCCGAGAGCGCCTGGGAGAGGTTGAACGATATCACGCGTTACTCCCCCCTTTTTCCGCTATCACACCACCACGCGCCTCTCGCGCCTCCATAGGGCGCATGCGACCGTAGGCGCTAGGGGAGTTGACGTAACGCGGAGTTCGTGTAGATGTGACGCAAAGAGAAATCTCCCCAGTCCTGCTCGGCCGTGGCCTCGGCGGGACGAGCTTCAAGTTGTGCGATGAGGTCTTTGGCGCGTTGGGCCAGCAGGTTGCTGACGGCGGTGTAATTGATATTGCCGCCGCCGCCCAAATTGACGCCCACGGCCATGACGGCGTAGCGCTGCGCCAGCGCCTCCAGAGCCATCGCGGCGGCGTACCAGGGATCGCCCGTATCGGAGAGGTAGCCCAGGAGGTCCTGGTCGCTCCAAATGGCCGTGCGCTCGGAGCGCGGCGTCTCGGCTGTCATACCGCCCGTGTCGGTATCGCCCGCGAGGCGGCGTATCTGGTTGACGACGGCCTGGGGGCCGGTGGTGACCGTCGGGTCGTAGAAATACGTCAGGGTCCCCATCGGTCATCACCCTTTCGTCGGCGCGTCGGCTATTGTCGCTGCTGTCGTCGCGCGCGTTACCGCGAGGGCGGCGTCACGTCGTTGCAGCGCGGTATCATAGGCGAGATGACATTCGTTGTCGCCCATGCCCGGCGTTACATCGACCTCAACATCATTGCCGCGCACGACGACGGTATGCTTGGTCGCGTCAGCGATGTAGCGGGCGTTGGCAAACGTTTCTTGAATGCGCGCTCCGGCGCCAGGTTCAAGGATGAGGTCGCATGGTTCCAGCATCGTTAATCGCCTTGCCGGGGATCGGGCGCCGCTTGGTGCTGTTGTGTGTGCGCCATGGCTGCGTCGCGCTCGGCAATGGTGCGATAGGGCATATCAAAGCCACCCCACACCTTGCCGCTGCGGTAGGCTGTGCCCGTGCGCTTGGCGCGCAGCAGACGGGCGTAGTCCGTCGCGTTGCGAATGTGGCTGCTTTTCACATCGCCGTTTAATGCAAAGTCCCTGCGAATCCGTGAGAGGCTGTGCCCGGCGTCTTGGTAGTCTACGAGTTGGTCAAGGATTTGGGCGTTAGAGCCTTGCACGAGACCGTCGCTGCCGGGGTCGGTAAAAGGGCCTTCGGCCCGCGCATCGGGCGTCAGATCGAGCACGCCCGAATCGGCGGGGAAGTCTAGGTTCGGCATGGCTAAAACTGTACTTGCGTACTCTCGGCGCCGGACGAGGGGTAGGAGAGCGCGCCGAGCGTCGCGTTGAGGCCGACCGCCGACCCAAAGCCGGACACGGTCGCGCCCGCCGCGACGGGAACTTCCAGCCCCACCAGCGAGAGGGTGCCGTTGGCGGGCACCGCCGCCGCTTGCAGCAGGGCGTTGCCGGCCCCGGCGGCGCCGCCGGACGGCACAATGTGGATGGTCACGTTGGCAGCGGCGGCCGCTGAGTTGGACACCTCAATCGTGCGCAACTCCGCGCCGTTCGTGGCGGTAGCGGGCACGGCGAGGATGGTGGTCTCCGTGACGGCGAGGGCGACGGGCGTACCGCCCAAAGGGGCGTCTTCCATAGCAGGCATAGGGGTGTCTCCTTGTGGGAATAGGTGAATAGAGGGAGGGGTAGCCGCGTCCCGCTACCTAGTCGAGAGTTGGTCATAAATAGTTAGGCAGCGGGCCGCGCGTCAATTCTCGCTCGTCAACCAGGTGTCGATCAGGGCGCGGGCCTGTTTATCGCAGGTACGGCACAGCCAACAGAGGGTATCGCCGCCATCGTACTGCCGCCAGCCCGTAGACTCGATCATCAGCATGAGGTTGGCGGCGTAGGAGGCGCCGCACTTCTCGCACGAGATGGGGTGCGTGCCCGCGAAATAGTCGGGTGCTGGCTTCCTCATATTCCCCACCGCCTATCACTTGTATTTGTATCCATTATGGGTTATAATAAATACAGGAGGTTGAGAATGGAGCGAGAGAATGGGCAGCCTATCAGTGTGCGTTTACCTGCGGATCTGAAAGCAGCACTGCGTCAAGTAGCGACATGGAACGAGCGTTCGCTGAACAAGGAGATTGTAGTGGCGATACGCGCGCATGTACGTCACGAGACAACCAAATACACGCAAAGAGAGGAGCCGTAATGGATATTTATGTCGTGAGCGCATACCGACATGAAAGTTGGCCGTCATATGCGGCGACAACTTTAGATGGAGCACTGGCTTGGATTAAGGCGTGGGGATACGGAGAATGGGCCATTGCACGGTGGCGACTCGATACGCCCCACGGTATCCCGCCCTCTCTTGGGATGGTATACGACGCCGAAACCATGGAATTTGTAGACGAGTAGCACGACCAACTAACAATAAGGCCGGTGCGTGCTTAATCCACGCTCCCGGCCACGCATAGATGAGTGCAAAGGACAACCACCCATGCAACCCCATGGTACTACACGCGCTATTCGCATTCCCATGGAATGCCCCATTTGCCACATCGCGTTTGAGGTATCGCGCCTTGATGCGGAACGTGGGCGGCGCTACTGCTCCGACGCCTCCCGTGACGTTGGCAAGGCCGACCCCGCCAACACCATCGACTGTACGTGTGGCTGGTGCGGCGAGCATTTCCCCACCGCCCGCGCCAATTGGCTCAACAACGAGGGGCAGTACTGCCGTAAAGAGCATTTCTACGAGGCGCGACGGGCCGGCGTCCATGTGCCGCTCCCGCGCGCCGACCGTCCGTGCGAGGTCTGCGAAACGGTGTATAGCGCGACGCAACGCGCCATCGACGCAGGCGAACCGCTGTACTGCACGAAGGCATGTCGCAAGGTCGCTAAACCGCCCATGGTGGAGCGTGTGTGCGAGACATGCGGCGACACGTTCTGGGCGAAGACTGCCAACGTCAAGATCGGCAAGGGTCGCTATTGTCAACGTTCGTGCGTGCCACGCGCCAAGACTGAGGCCGAGAAGGCGTACCTGAGCGAGGTCCGCACGGGTATGACGTTCACCGACGAGCACAAGGCCAGCCTGAGCAAGGCATGGGAAACGCGCGAACCGGCCAGCGAAGAAACGCGCGCCAAGATCGGCAACGCGCATCGGAGCATGGTGCGACCGGAGGGAACGGGCGCGAAGATCAGCGCGGCGCTGACGGGGCACCCCTTATCGTCGGAGCATAGAGCGACGTTGAGTGAGGCGCACAAAGGGTACGTGATGCCCGTAGAGCAACGGCGCAAGATTGCCGTAGCACACACGGGCAGGCCGCACGATCCCGCATCGCACCGCAAAGCCATAGCAACAAAACGAGAGCGAGGTACGCTTATATCCGGCCCCGCACACCCTTGGTACAAACATGGCCGTGCCAAATTTGCCTATCGCTACTATGACCCACGCTATGCGGCGTGGCGCAAGCAAATTCTCAAACGCGATGAGAACATCTGCCAAGCGTGCTTTGAGCCGTGCGACACATGGGAGCATCGTGCGAACTCTCACCACATCCTGAATTATGCGCTCTATCCTTTTGCTCGCTACATTTTGGACAATGGGGTTTGCATTGGACACTCATGTCACCGAGAGATACATGGACTTAACCCCAAGCCTAACCCTACCGTAGAGTGTGAGTGCGGGTGCGGCGTCACATTCTCGCAGCGCGGCTTGAATGGACGCGACCGCCGATTTGTGAGGGGACACAGCGCGAGGAAACCCCGCACAACCATCTAACCCCAGGCACACGCCCATTCCCGCACCACAGGGCAGCTAGTACTACTGGATAGTAGTACTAGCTGCCCTGTCCTTTATAGACCCCCCAAAAGGCCGCACCTGCTACCCCAAACTGGTCACGACACTTATATGAAAAGCGATCCACGGAAATTTCATAAGGGTCGTCCGCGCCCCCCATGACGTCTACGACATTAGGGCGTTCGAGCAGGAGGTCGGGGGTGAGTTTGCCGCGCAGGTGAGCGGTGGCGAATCCTGGGGCCTCGTTGGGATCGGTGAAGACGAACCAGGCGGTGGGGCTGGTGAGCCAGCGGTCCACCACGACCTCCAGCAAGTTGTTGAGCGGGTTGATGTTGCCGAAGGTCATGTCAGGCGTGACGCCGCCGGCGGCGACCACCAACGTCGACTGGATCAACTGGCGCGCGACGAACTGGAGCGCGGGGGGCACGACGAGGTATTTGGGCTCCATTTGCATGGGGCCGCCGTCCGGGAACAGGTTCGGGTCGCCGGTCTGCGTCTGGACGCTGTAGATGGCCGTCTGCAAGCTGGTGCCACTGAGGGCCGACGCGGCGCCCGTGGCGAGGTTGCGGTGGGCGGCCGAGAACACGGGCGTCCCGTCGTAGGAGTTGATGTTCCCCTCCAGACCGACGCGCACGAACTGCTTGTTCTTGGTGCGGGATACGGCGCGCGCCATCTTCTGCGGCAAATCCGACAAGACGCCGATGTTGTCGTTGATGATGGTCTCGCGGTTGATGCTGAACGTCCGGCCCCACACGGCGACGGTGATGGGGTACACCGCGTCACCCATGGTGGAGTCCTGGTACTCCATGCCGGTGGGCACGGGCAGCAGGTCCTCCATCTCAGAGACGAGGATCTGATTGTTGGGCCGGAAGTCGATGTTCTCAACCTCGGCCATGTACTTGCGCCACATCTCTTCGGGCGCGATCTGACCGGCCCACTGCACGATGCGCTTGTACAGCGTGTTGCCTAGGGCGTTGGGGAAGTCGGAGGGGACGGCGGCCTCAGTCAACTCGGCGGCCTGGAGGTCGCCATTGGACTGGTAGGCGGCCTCGGCCAGGGGCGCGAGGCGGTTTTCGCCGGGGAAGGACCCGACGACGGGTAGGCCGGCCGCGAGGCGGGCCTCCTTGAACGCTGCCCAGAGGTCGAGCAGCCCGGAATGACGCGGCATAGACGTGTCTCCTGAGAGGATACGGCGCCCCTCAATCTCAATGGGGCGACAGGGGGGAGCGCCGCCCGATGGACAGGCGCCCGTGCGCGAGGGGAAACAGGCCCGGCGCACGGGCGCGGGCTACGACAGAGGAACAGCGAAAGCGAAAAAGGGGTCGTCATGGGGGTGCGAGGGGGCGCGGCACATTTACCCGCGCAGGTCCGGTGGTCCTACTTGGGACCGGACTGGGGGAAGAGCAGGATACGCGACTGGTTGGCCCCCGTCGGCTGGTCGAGCAGTTGGCCGATGAGCGTGTTGCCCGTAGCCACGGCCGCGAGGCCGGTCGCAGCGTTCTGGTTCGCCAAGAGCGTACCGGCCGCGATGGGCGACGCGCCGACCGCGTACACGGGATCGCCCTGGTTCATGCCGACGGGCACCGTCACGAGACCGATGGCCCCGGCGATGATGATGGTGGTCGTGGCGCCCAGCGCCACCGTGGTTTCCACCATCCCCGCCATGCGCTTCTCAATGACAAGGTCGCCGACGTTGTGGGCCGCCGCGACGGCGGGAATAACCGTCCGGTTGCCCGAACTACGGAGGATACTACGTGCCATGGCGGCTACTCCTCAGCCTTCGTGAAGGCCAATGTGTCGTGCTCCAAGAAGAAGGGAGCGTCGTCGGCGTGGACCCGCGTGGGATGCCCGGCCGTAAAGTGGTAGGTGCGCTGCGAGTCGGGGTGGATCTGGTCGATGTTGTCGCCCATATAGCGGGACTTGCCGCCCGCGAACGTCACCAGCGCGGTCGACTCGCCCTCGGCGAACGTGCGGCCGTAGCCGTCGTACACCGGCGTCTCGCCCTCAACGGGGATGCGCGCGGCGCCGGGGCCGTTGGGCGAGAGGATGCCCAGGGCGTCAGGGCCGCGGGTCTCAAGGCCGCGTTCGGACGTTTCGTCGCCGCGTGGGGACTCATTGTGTTCGGCGTAGGGACGCGGGGCGACGGCGCCCCGGTTGGCCTCGGCCAGGTCCTTGGGCGTCTGAGCCGCCTTCTCCTTGGCCGACAAAGCGTCGTACGGTGTGGTCTCGGGCATGGTCGGTTCCTCGGGGGGTACGGACGCCTCCACCGCGTCGGGCGGGGGCGTCAAGAGAGGCGCGTCAAGCGCTAGTGAAACCGGCGTGTCGTCGGTTAGCGACGTGAGCGGCAGGCCATCCGGCGCGTCGCCGGCCAATGATGTCAACGGCAATCCATCCGGCGCGACAAGAACGTCGGGTGGGAGGATCGTCGTCGTCGCCGTGATAGGGTCGGGCCTGATGGCGGGCGTGACCGCGCTTTCATCGCCCAGGACCAGCACAGAGGATGTATCTTTCGCGGCGCGTGGCATCAGCGTGCCCTCCGCGCGCCCGGCGTCACCACGCCCCGCGTCCGCTCGTGCGGCAGCACGTCGGAGGTGGAGAGGTCGGTGGCGCGCTCGATGCGGTAGGCGGGATAGGAGAGCACATAGTCCACGTCGTCCTCGTGAACGAGTGTCGTCTGACCCAGTTTGAAGTGGTAGGGGATGCCCGAGATGGTCAACCGTTCGCGCACCGGGACGTACGGCGCAGGCTCTTTGCCCGTGGCGCGCGTCTTCTCGGCGCGTGCGGCCCACGCCTCGTGCTGGCTGTCCTCATCCATACCAGGGATGACGGCCTGGAACTCGGCCACCCTGTCGTCGTTGTCCTCGTCCGGCACGAGGATGTCGATATCCTGGTCGTGCAACATGCCCTGCCGCTTGCCGCGATACACCAACCCCACCTCGTCGGGATGGCGACGACGCGCGGGCGCCGTCCGCTTGCCCGCCAACGGATCGGCTAGGTGCGCCAGGTCGCGGTCGAGCGTGCGGTCGGGGGCCAGCGTGTCCGCGCGATCCAGCGTCTGCTGCTCGCGTTGAATACGCGCCTCATCGGCGCGCGTCAGGGGTTCCGGCACGTCCAACACAGCGGTTGCCGACGCTTGGGCAGCGCGGTGACTGGGGATGATCTGCCGCGCCTCAATCAGCGCGTCACCCCGACGAGCGCCGCCACTTTTGCGCGGCGTGGGCGCGGTCGATGCGGTGGATGTGGTCGATGCCTGGCGGGCCATCTACGCGGCCCCCAGAATGGCGTCGAGGCGCTTGGTCGCGGCAGCGGCGACCTGGCCGACCGTCCCCGTCCCGACCGACGTCTCGATTACAGGTGCGCCCTGTCCGCCCATGGCGGAGGCGCGTGCGGTCGGGACCTTGGCGATGTAGTCGTCCAGGCGCGCGTTGGCCTCACGCAGCGCGGTGAGCGGACCACTGGCGGCCTCGGTCAGGCCGGTCGGCGCGCCCGTGGACGCGGCGCCCATGCCCCGGATGACAGAGGTGGGACCGGCGACACTCTTGATGTACGCCTTCTCGGCCTCGGCGGCGGCCTGGACCTGAGCCGTCAGGTCCTCCGGCGTGGCGAACGTGGCGTACTCGCCGAAGCCGCATGTCGCCTCGGTGAACTGTGCCAGCACGCGCCGCTCGGCGGCCTCGGGCAGCGCGGTCGCGCCGACAGCGCGCTCGACCAGCGTGCGCGTGTCGCGCACGTTGAGGTCACGCTCCATCGTGTACAGGCGATCCTCGTATTCCTTGCGCATCGCCTCGATCAGGTCGGTCTGCCGCGCCGTCTCGACGGAGAGGGCGGTCTGCTTGTCGTGGTCGGCGGCCTCGCGCAACTCGGTGCGGACGCGCGCTTCGGTGTCCGTGGCGGCCTTCTCGGCGGCGGCGCGCTCGATCTCGGCCACGATGTCCCCGCGCGCCTCGCGCAGGTCGGTCAGGGTGACTTGCTCCAACATCTCAGTTCGTACCTCGTGCCTCTCGGCCTCGCTAAAGACGACACGGGCCGTGTCGTTATCCGTGTTGTGGTCCGTGGCATTGTCGGCCCCGTCGCCAGACGCCACGGTGGCTGGGTCGTTGAGCGCCACGCGCCGCGACTCCAGCAAGCGGACCACGCCACCGCGCGCGCCCGGTTCGGTGACGATATCCACGCTGCCGAACGTGTCGATGGACTCCACGATGGCGGCCTTGCGCCCGCCCACGGTACCGTGGGCCACCATGCCCTTGGTGTCGATGGAGAGGGCCAACTCATCGGGCGCGGCGGCGGCGCGGTCGATCAGCCACGGGTCGTAGGCGCGCATGACGCCGCGCACCTCGTTGGTCTGGGGGTCCCACCAGGACTCACGCATCGTCGCCGCCCATTTGGTCACGTCGCGCTCGGGGCGTTCCCGCCGCTCCGTGGCCGTGGGGTGGTTCAGGTAGCACTTCAGGCCCTTGAACTTCGGGGCCGCCGGCTTCAGGGCCGCCTCGGTGTAGTAGACGGGTAGACCACCGTGCCGTGACGCGCCGAAACCGGGTGAGATGATGCGGACCTCCATGTCGCGGTGCGTGCGGTCCACATGGCGCACCACGTTGGTCGCCGCTTCGCGCAACGACGATGGGGCCATCGCCCCCGTCGCATGGATGTCCAGCCTGTCGTCGTTTCCGTCGCTCCCGTCGCCATGGTGCGTCGCGGGCGCGTCCGCGACACTGGATGCGGGTAGCGCGGCCTCCGCGAGAGCGGCTTCGGCCAGGGGGGCACGTCCGCCCGTCGAGGCCGTCAAAGCCGCCGGCGCGGCCGGGGCGTCCGTGTCCGGCGCTCCCGGCGTGTCGGTGTCGCCGTCGTGGTCTGGGTCGTTGGCGTAGGCGGCCATGGGCGATCCTCCGTACAGGAGGTAGCCGACACGACCAGCGGAGGGGCGCCGCTCATCAGGCGAGGCGTCGCGATCCTCTTTGTGCCCTTTGTGGTACGTCTTGATGGCGTCGATGTCGTCGTCATCAAGCGGGTCGTGGCGGGCATGGCCGGCGATCTTATGGGCCATCTCCACCGCGTCGTCGTCGCCGTGGCCTAACTGGTCATGCCAGTTGAGGCCGGCGCGCGCGTTGGCCTTCGCCTTGGTGGGCGGGTTGTACATCGTGCCGTCTCCCCCGTCGGATGCGCCGCCCGACGTGTCGCCGAACGCCTCACGCATCCCGGCGGTCCTGTGTGTGTCGTGCGTCAGCGGCATGCGCGTCGCGTCGTCTTTGTCTTTGTGGCGCCGCATGTCGTCGTGCGCGTCGAAGTCGGTGGTATCGACGCCGAACTTTTCGAGCGCCGCGAGGATGCGCACTTTCGCTTGGCGCTTCTCGGCGTGGGATAGGCCCTCCGTGCGGGACAGCATCGACCACGCGAGGCGCGCGTGAGTGGCATCGGGCATAGGGAGCTGGCGCGCATACGGGATGGCGAACTGATCGTCGCCGAGCTTATCGCGTTCCTCTGCCGACAGCGCCTCGCTCAATGGAGTGGATAGCATGGCGCCCCCGTCATCCCCGTCTATACCATCGGCAGGGGCGATCCCTACGGCCTCACGCAATCCAGTCGGGGCATAGCCACCCTTGCGGTCGCGCTCGTGCTGCTCCAAGTAGTCGTACAGCGTTGTTTCGTCGGTGATACCCAGGCCGGGATACATCGACGCCAGGTGTTCAGCCATCAGGTCAGGTGCTAACCCACCTTGCCCCAAGCTTTTCTCAGGGTCTATTGATGACGCATCGGTATCCTGCGCTTGCTCGGAATTGGGTGTCGGCATGGTCACCCCCCCCATATGCACGCAGGGCGATAAATCCGCATGCATGCGGATTTATCGCCCTGTGTTATCCGATCACTACCGGATGCTAGAACAACGGCAATTGCCCTGAATGTGGAGTAGCCACTTTCATTCGATGCGTGGCGCTATTTGCCGCGCCTATCTTTGCCTTGTGTTCGGGTGTCAGGTGAAAGCCGGACTTGGGACGCTTAGGGGCATCCCGCTTGGCAATGCGCCCCTCTATTTCATCAAGCGTTAGACCTTGCTGAGCGTATTTAGCCTGCACCGATAGTGCGTTTGCTTGACGGGCATCGGCAACAGCTTTAGCTCGTTCCACTGCCGTCATACGTGCCCAACGCGCTCGTGCAGCAGCGCCCATCTTCAACCGCGTCCCCGGTAAAACAGGATGGCCCTTTAGCGTCGCTGATACTTTTGCACGAAACTCCGGGGTAGGTTTTATCCCGTTGGTCCCCTGACCGCCATCAGTTGTGTTAACGAGGCGATAGCCTAGTCGCCGCGCTTCAGCGATATAAAAACGTTCAGCCGCCATCCATTCGTCCACATGGACCCAAGCCAAGATACGCATAATGGGCATTAATCCCGCTTCGACAACCGATGTAATGAAGTGGGAACGATGGGTATGTCGGTGTAGATGCGCGGGTTTCACATGTTGGTAGAGGCGATGTGCAGGGTTCTTTGTTTTACCGATGTAACGCAACTCACCGCTACGCGGATCATCCAATCCATAAATAGCAACAGCGTCAGCGAAGGGTTGCTCAGAGGGAAGATGGGCAGAGAAGTCGAGGGGGTATACTAGAGGCATGGCGTCATCGCTCCTGAACTAGCGTTGTCGTCTAGGAGCGTTAGGTGTTGATAGCGCCTAACGCTCTGCCTTTATTTTACCACTTTTACCCCTATAAAACCTCATAACCAACGCTTTTTGAGTCGCTATGATCGTTGGACATGGCGACTCCTACCGTGCAGTGATAGGTGCGCTATAGCCGCCTGTGCAGGGCTGTGAGCATGGACGTTTAACGAACAGCGCCCCTGCCCGCTTTGTGCAGTTCCGCATGCCGTTCCGCTTCGGCGCGATGATGCGCCGCTTTGTCGCGTAGCCGTTTGACGGCGGCCTTGCTCCAGGACATCGCTGTGCTGTTCTAGGCGCAACTCGACCGCCGCACGCCCATCGACTCGTGTAGTACTCGTGCAAAGCCTTGACGCGCGAATGGAGTGCAGTCTATCATCCTAACATAAGCCATGGTTAGTGATGCAGGAAAACTTATCATGCCACGTAGTAAGTTCAAAACCAGTATCGAAATACCCATCTACCTGCGAGACCAATTAGAGACGTTCGCCAAAAGAACGAGAAGTTCCATGACCCAGTGCGCGGAAAACGCCATCAGGGCGCACATAGAAAGGGTGGCCCCAGACTCAATTAAAGCCTCTATGTCCCTTTACGCACAAGCTGCTGGTGAAGCTGATCTAGAGAAACGCCACTGTGAGGAGATAAAACAAAGAATTTTGAAAGTTCGTGGTGTCGTTAAAGAAGAATTCCTACCTGCGATGGCTACGTTCAGGAATATGTCATTCGTAAGACCCGGCTTTCCTTTGTTGCTATGGGAAACGGACAATGGCGCGATCATGTACAGTACGTCATTGCCGCAAGGTGCCGTGGGTTCACCCTTCCTTTTAGCACTCCTGAGCGTGTTATCTCACGGGATGACGACACTGCGCGCGTATAGCAACCCTGTGGCAAGGGAGACTGGATGGGACATCATGATGGAAAGCGGCACTCGTCTCGGGCGGATTCGGCTTGTGGCACTGATTGACCTAGAGGAGAGTCTAGATTGGATTGATACCCGCCTGACAGACCTGACAGGAAGGGTAGATTAATGACATCACTACCGTACCGTTTGCACGCGCAGTCTCGCCCATCGTTCGGGGCTAGCCAGTGTAAGGAGTTCGTCTACTGCCCCTACTGTTGGGCCAAACAATACGTGCCCGCTTTCCGTGACACATACGGACACCTCTTCGGTAGCGCCCCTTCCTATGAACGGGCGCGTGCGGAAGGCAAGGCCATCCACAAGACGCTGGAACTGGTGGCTAAGGCCACTCTACGCAGTGGCGGGACGTTCCCGTTCCCCCACGTTATCATGCGCGATGTGTCGTTGCCGTTCGAGTTAAACAGACCCGATTTTTGGAACCGCCAAAGGCTCGCTCTGTCGGGCATGATGGAGTTCCTTGTGGAACATGGCGTCACCATCACCGCTGCCGAGGTGATGCATGGCGTCACCCTCACCCACGACGACCATAGCCAGCAACGTGTCAGCACTCGTTTTGACCTCGTAGGCCACCGGAGAGGCGGACGCACCGTCATCCTCGACTATAAGAGTGGCATTGATGACATCCCATGGTCTTCAATGGATATGGGATTCCGCCTCAACGCTTGGGCGCAGTTGCGCATTGCCAACGACAAGTACGGCCCAAAGGTAGACCTTGTATACCTCGTTCCTGAAAACATCCTTGACGGGCGGCGCTGGTGGTGTAGGCTGTCGAAACTGAGTACCGAAATGGACACGCACGGGACGCGCTGCGTGTCCGAAATGGCTAAAGTTAACGATTCACGCGATCCTCTTACTGAAATTTGGCAAATGGGACGCAGTTGCAGCAATTGCCCTACCATGGCGGCAATTATGCGTCCCCGTGCGATGGCAGCATAGGAAGCGAACAGGATGCATTACGCACGCCTGTATCAACACCCCATACCTGATTTACTCATCGTCAAACAGCAGTGCTAATTGTGCAGATTCAAGCCTAGCGTGCTTGCCCTGCCGCACTTCTACCGAATGGCGCACGGCCCAATGACACACGCCGCACTCGTAGCGGCCGTTGCAGTCGCCGTGCAGGGAGTGGTCATGGCGACGCGCCAGCAGCGTGAGGGTGTAGGCCGTGACGGGGGCGGGTGCGGACATGGCGGCACGCCTCACGCTGGACAGTGCGATACTCAGAGGAAGGAGGATAGTCCGATGACAATACAACCAAACGGGTCAATCACGGGGCTATCGTGGCGTGAGATAGCGAAAGCGCGCGGCGTATCCGTGCCCGATGAGCCGCCCGTATCCGACGAGGAACGAGCATCTCGTGAACAGGAGATGCGGGATGCCCTAGATAGTGTCTTGAGGAAGATGGGAAAACATATCGAAGAAGATATTACCGCCCATCCCGATAACCCATATGCCCTATCAATCACAACTAAACTGTTTCTTGGCTTTCCCCGTGACTATATCGTGACCGATGATAGTGACGGAGAGATAGATACGCCTTAGCTCTTAATGGGCGTGAAAATGATGGATATTCTCCTCTGCGATACTGAGTTGAAGGAGGGTGCACACCGTGCCAAACCAGAAAGCCATCGCCGCACAAGACAGACGAGAAGCTAACTGCGCCTATCGCGTTGGCGCCGACAAGTGCATGACCGCAGCCATGCAACACATGGGCGCGGCGCAGGAACAGATGCGCGCGGCGCAGGCGGCACTCGCCGCAGCAGCAGCAGCTTTAGTGGGTGCTCACCGTAAAATTGATTGGGCCATAGAGCGGTACGCAAAAGCCGACTGGCCGCGCGGAAGCCTTGTGCCAGAACCCCTCGATGCGCTCTGCTTGCCATCGCATGTGCGTAATACACTCTTTCGCGCGGGCATCGACACCGTTGAGGAAGTGCGTACCATGGACGCCGCCGCACTGAAAGCGATACACAATATAGGACCTGACGCGCAGGCAACGGTTCAAGACGCGCTGGCGCGCTACGAAAGCGAAAGGCGTCCACGCATCCCGTAGACGGCGTAGAAGCAACAGGCTATTTCCCGATCATAGACACACTGAACGTAAACGAGGGCGTCGCGCCGCCAATCGTCCAGCGTAGGCGCACCGTCGCGCCAAACGCGACGTTCGTGGCCGCACCGACGCCGAGATGCGCCACCGTCTGCCCCACGGCGGTCACAGCGGTTGATGTCCAGAGGGTATACCACACGCCATCCGCACCCAAACTGTCAAGAGCAAGTGTCAGCGTGGGCGTCGTGCCAGCCACGGCGGTCACGTTCGCAGCCACCAGCAATTCACGATAACCGATGACGGACAGGTTCCCACTCACGCCATTGGCGGTTTGCGCGGCGCTGGCCTGATTCAGGATCGCGCCCCCACTCGATCCAACGGCATAGGGGTTGCCCGATATAGGGTCAATGAGCGCCATGCCGGGATAGATGCCAGTGGGCGTGACGACGGCCTTATGCACGTAGCCGCCCGGTTGTAGTTCGCTGGTCTCCGACATGGTGATGCTTCTCCCATAGACAAATCGTGCCGCTAGATGCTTTCACTGACGGCCAGTTGCGCCTCGCTTAGGTTGCCGTAAATGCCCGCAAAGTGGCGTCCATCGCCATCGAAGCGCACAGCTTTCCATTGCCCACGGTCGGGAGTGCGCGCCACGTAGCCCCGTATCGTATAGTCGTCGGCAAGCAGGATATAGCGCTCGGGATAATCGCGGTTCAGGTCAACATCCGCGCCCGCATACCAGCGGCTACCATCTGAGGTAGGTGGCGGAGGCACCAAGCCTGACGCGAACAACGGTTCACCTTGCGGCGGGTCGCCCAAGGGCGTGACACCCTGATAGCCACCGACTCGCATCTGGTTGTGCCACTGCGTGAGATGCCGCTTTTCCTCTTCATCTGTGCGTGCGCTCATGACATCCCGCCCTGACCCTTGGGCACATAGGCCTTGTCCTGCCGCTCATAGCCGGGAATGATGACCCAGCCCCCATCGTCGCGCGGCAATGCATCCCCGACAGAAGCGAGGGCGCCCTGTCCGTGTCTTTCACACGCTACGAGATACGGGTCACCGAACGGGTCGCTGTTCGTTTCCAGCGCGAAAATCAACGTCAATCGCGTGTCATCCGCAGGGATGGATGTCCCGCACAACACGCACGCATCCGTATCCATGGTCTATCGCCTGTTCGCTATGCCGTCTTGACTACCGGATGCCGCCCTTGGCGACCTGAGCGGCCCGCTGACGGCCCTTCCCGCGCGCGGGGGCTGGAGGGGCAAGCGGCGGGGTCGTCGGGCTTGTGGGCTTTGTCGTCGACGCGGGCGCCGTCGGGAGCGGCTTGTTATCGCCATCGCCCGATGTCTTATCAGGTTTATCAGGTTTATCGGCGTTTGTCGTGGCGCCGGAACCCTTGGATGAGCCAGTACCGCCGACTGAGAGTGGCTGCTGCCCTTGTTGAGCGATAGCAGCAGCCTCGTCTTTGGCCTGCTGCTTCTCGGCCATGGCATCCTCGACGGCCTGGTCCACGTCGTCCACGGCTAGCAGCGTGGCGCACTGGCGCGCATACAACTCCGAAGAAATGCCGCCGGCTTGCTTCATGGATGTAGTAGCCTGCGTCATCGCTAGCGTATCCCTCTGAACAATTAAGGGAAAATCGACGTACACCCCATCTTCATCCGAGGCAAGGTCGACCACCTCGCGCCCGTCGCGATCCTCAATGGTCCCGTCCAACGTCCCGGCCTTGACGGCTTGCAGGACGACGTACATGAAGATGGCGAGGAGCATGTCCTTGAACTCTTCCTGCCCGTCCTCGAACAGCTTGAGCATCGGCAGGTCCATCGCCGTGGCCGTCGCCAGGTTGGCGTCGCCGCCATCCCCGAAATAGTGCAACATGATGCCCGTTGCGGCCCCAACCTGCGTCATGAGCATACGCCCACCCGCCTCGGTGCCGGCCACGCCCGAATCCATCGTCAACCCTTGCAGGTCGACGGCCGGGTTCAGCACCTTGGTCGAGGCCGTGGCGGGAGGCGGGTTGCTCTCGTAGGAACGCGCGCCCAACGCACCAAGAGGGCCAGACGCGCTGGAGCGGTCCAGGGCCGCCGACGCGTTGACCTGATTGGCGCCGCCCTTCGTTTTCTTGACCCACGCCACTGACGCCTTGCTATGCATGAAGGTGGCGATGTCCTCGATGTAGGTCCGATGGACCGAGAGATAATCGAGGGCGGCGTAGAGGTCGGAAATGCCGCGCTGACCGAGCGCGTTGATCTTTACATGGAGAATTACGGCGTCTTTGTTCAGTTGGGGCGGTTTGTGCGGCAGCGCGGCGTTGTCGATGGCGGCGTAGTAGGCGGTCGCACTCTCACCGGCTTTCCATGTGCCCTCGCTGCCGTAGTCGTAGGTGCGCTTGGTCCAGCGCCGCTTGTAATAGAGGGGCCGCGCCTCGTCCTCCGGGTCGGGGATGATGTCGTCTATTTCCAGCGGCTCACCCACACGGACCTTGACACGCCCGGTCTCTTTGTCTACGAACAGGAAAATTATAATTTCGCCATCCACACGGAGGCGCGTCAACAGCGTTTTCTGCGCGGGAGCGGTGGTCAGGGAGAGGCGATTGTCGGGGTCGTTCCAGAAGTCGTCGAGCACCTTTTGCACGTTGGAGTCGTCGGCGTGATAACTGACGCCCTGCCCCAGCACGTAGGTCGTGAACAGACGGATGGCCTGCTTCGCCAGCGGGTACATGCGCCAGTACTGGCGGGCGCGGCCGATGACGTTGCGGCGATCTTGCGGGTTCATGTCGCGCGCCGTCTGCACGGCCATCGCGTCGGTCGTGAGATTTGACCAACCCGCGTCCTCAACGATGCGGAGAGGATCTGCGTAAATGTCCGTCGAGATGAACGATTCGCGGAACGAGGTAACGTATTGGGCTTTGCCGGCAGAGGGGATGATCGCCATAGCCTATCCTCATCCCCGTCCGCGCTAGACGGATGCCTTGGTTTTTAGCGCGGTGGCGGCGCCTCGATCATGTACTTCACGCGATCGGCGTAGATGACCACCGGGCCGTCCGGCACGATCCAGTCTTGCATATTCGTCTTGGCGTCGCGCACGGCGATCTCCGCGCCCTCTAGCCGCAGGAACGACACGTCGTAGTCGTTGTCCACCAGCGCGCCACGAAACGTCGTCTCAGCCTCATCATCAATAATGATGTACACGTACAAAGAGACACGGGCGCGTGTCGTGCGGCGCCGCTTGGGGGATGGCTCCGGTGGGAGCGCGGGTGTGTCGGACGTTGCCACGGTTGTCCTGCCCTGCTATGCGATCAGCCGCTGATCCGCACGCGGACGCTCGGCATGTAGTCTTCGAGATATTCGACTTCTTCGTACGATGCCGCGCGCTGTTGGGCGATGACCATAGCCGCCAGCATATAGGCGACGGAGTGGCAATAGTGATCTGGCCCATTCTGCTGAAAATGGACAATGGGGTTACCTTTGGTGTCATCCTCGACCACACGCACCGCACTGCTCATGTGTTGGTAGAACTCACCCACGCCCGCCTGATTAACGCCGCCGCCTAATTCACGGGCATTACGCGGTAAAACGAGCAGACGCCGCGCCACCATGGCCTGTTCCAGGTCCAGAATGGCCGTGCGGACGATGCGCACGACGCCCGCCACCTCGTCTATCGCCAGCAGATCAGGGCGGCTCCCCTCGGCGAAGTTGGGGTAAAACGCCGGCCACACACGCCCATTCCAGCGCGCCGCGAACTCCTGCGCCAGACGTGTCTCAGGGTTAGCGTCGATGACGCAGCAACGCACGCCGTAGCGATGCATCAGCGTGTCCAACTCCTCGAAGGCACGCACGCTATCGGCGTCAATCAGCTGGATACCAGCGCCCTCCAGCGGTAGCCCGATGGTGACGTGCAGACGCTTACCCACGTCCACGCCCATCACGGCGCCCTGTGCGGTGTCCATCGTCGTCAAGGACATGTCGCGGCAGGCGTCCAACATGGACGCCGACACATACCCGCCCTCGGGCAGGTGCGGCAGGCCGCAATCCGAGTTGTAAAACTCTTGTTCCTGGGTTGCCGTGGCGCGCCCATCCAGCACGCGCCCCATCGTGTCGGCCAACGAACGCAGGTCAACGCGCGGGGACAGCAGTTTGGTGAGTTGGTAGCCGTGCCACGGCGCGTCGGACTTGCCCGCGACCCACCGACCCTCCGAGAGGCGGTCGGCGGTCATGTCGCCGCGACAATGCTGACACGCGACCCGCGCTGTCTCCGCATTGAGATGCGTCAGCAACTCCATGGCTTGCCACGCGCCGCAGTGGGAACAGCGCACCTCATAGACAGATTGCGTGGACTGGTCCCAGCGTGCGCCTGCCTCATCGGCGGGATAGCGCGGCGTCGAACCAGCACGCACCCACCCCAGAAGGGATGATCCTAGGCGCTTCTCAAGTACGTCAATAGTACCAGGGGGATACTGCGCGATTTCATCGCACAGCACGATGTCGGCGTCTACCGAGATAAGCGATTCACGCGTCTGCGCGCCGCGTACATAAATGAAACCGTCGCCGATACGCTTCAACCCGACGTTCATGGGCGCTTCGGTGCGCGCGATGATGTCGGGCGACCCCTTGATAGCCTTGTCGATACGCGCGACACTGAAGTCCTGCGCCTGCCGGTCTTTGGGGAACACGAACAGTGCGTTGCCGCGGCCACCTTGTTTAGTATAGGGACACCAGCACGCCGTGTTGACTAGGAACTCGGACACGAAGACCTGTGCCGCCTTACGAATAACAAGGCGCGGATGGCGGTCGGCGTAGATGCCCTGGAGCGCGTAGGTCACATCGAAGGCGCGACCATCAATCAGGCGGTGCGCCAGCGTCCACTTGAGCAGCAGTTGATTGGTGAGGAAGTCCGAGTTGGCGCTGTAGCTCGATAAGGTGCTGCTGGGCGCTATGGACGGCGCTGATGCGTTCAATGTACGCTTCCCTCGCTACGGGGTCCGTCAAGCGCGCGAACGCCTCCTCGGGCGTCTCCTCGCGCTGGATGACCGTGTGCGCGATAGCGCCACCGTCCTTGCCCTCATGGGCCACGCGCGTCGGCGCGTCCCACCCATTGAGCTTCCGACGCTCTTTAGAGATGGCGAGCGCAACGACGATGGCCTGTGGATCACTGAACTTCGTACGCGAGGACAGGGAGCGCGTCCATGCGTCATAGCGCTCATTCTCTAAAGCGATGTCGGCAGCGTGCTCTTGCGTGCGTTTGTCCTGCGCTTCCGCAAGACGTGCATGATAGTACTTGTGAACCACTCCAACACTGAGGGACAGTTGCGCGGCGATATCACGGTACGTCCACGCATCACGCTTCATCTCCCACACAGCATCCATGTGGGCATCGCGTTGCACGTCCTCATCGGAGGGCTTCTTTTGTTGCTTGGACATCGCTTAACCCTGTTCACGCCCATAGTGTTCACGCGACAACGTAGCCAACAGCCGCCCGAGGGGAGCGCCCGAAAGGTTCCCCTCACCACAACGCCACGGGGCGACCGGCGGCTCATCTCCAAAAAAGAAGGATTGCCCCCGCCGTATCAACGCGCCCCATGGGTCAAAGATGGAACGCTAGCTGGGGTGGAGGAACCCGGCGACGTACGGGGTGGGATTTCTGAGGGAAAGGGCTAGCTACCAGGCGCGGGAGCAGGAGCGGGTGTACCGCTGCCACTGCCATCGGTCGGGGCGGGAGCAGGCGACGCAGGCAACGTGGGCGTGCCACCATCCGTGGGCGCCGGCGTCGCGCTACCAGCACTACCACTCGTGGGCGTAGACGCGGGCGTCGTGCTTGTCCCACCTGCGGCCGGTGTTGCTGTCGCGGGCGTAGACGCGGCGGTATAGGCCGTATGCTCCTGCTCTAGCGCCCCAAGCGCGGCCTTCAGTGCTGTTGCGTCTTCGGCTGACAGCGGCTTACCCGCCGCTACCAACGCGTCGATGCGGGCAGACATGGCCTGCTCATCAGCCTGGTTCTGCGCCACATCCGTCGTCAGTTCCGCGATCTCGTCATGCGTCGTCTGCGTATCGCTCATGATGTCTCCTACTTGCTTGGCGAGCGCATTGTGCGCCCGCGTTACCGTTCCTGCCCACCTAAACAATGTGGCTATTTGGCTCTCAATGTTCTGGATGCGGGCGTCGTTCCCGCCATAACCGCCACCGCTATAATCGCTCATGCCGGCGTCGCCTCTCGCGTCGCGCGTGTGTCGCGCGGTAGGCGTTCGTCACGCGCCGTGATGACGCCGGTGGCACGGCAGAACCGTACGAGGTCGTTCCAATCGCGTAGGCGCCCCGCGATGCTGCGGCGTTCGTCCGGCGACAGTGGGATCGGGTCATCGCCCGACGCGACACGCGGGCCATCCATCGTCAGACGCCCTGTGTCAAGAACAGGCATCGCCCACCACCTCTACGGCTTTCAGGCGCGCCCTGTCGCCCGAGATGGGCGCGACGATGCGCATACGCTCCAGTGTCGTGTCGCAGCCAGCCAGCAGAGAAGCGTTCTCAGCACGTCTCAGGCGTTCCACGGTGTCGCGGGAACGTCGGGCAGCGTCTAGGCCGTACAACGTCTGAGAGCCACGGACGCGTACGGCCCCCGTCAGGCCCTCCAAGGGGTCGTCGGCCATCACGCGGGGCGGATTGGAGTGATAATAGGTGGTGGAGCGGCGCGGCATGGGTCAGGCCACCTCGCACAGCGGGCGTCCGTCGTGCGCGGACTGATGCGCGAGAGATGACGCGTAGGTGGAGAGCGCCGACGCCATGCGCGCGGCCACCGGCCTGCTGTGGGCAGCGACCCTGAGTTGTTCGCGCAAGGCGTCGCACATCGGCGCGTCGTAGCCGAGCACCGCGCACCACGCGTCTAGCGCGTCGTCGCTCCGCAGGTCCGCGACGGCCTCATGATAATGGCAGCGCAGCGGGCGCCCAAAACGGTCGCACACCCCGCAGCGACAGTCGCGCACCAGGTCAATGACAACCATCTCGATAACAGACAAGGCCAACATCGCTTCCGGTTCAGTCGCCATCGCTAGCTCTCCCTTCCGGGGACGACAGATGCATGCGCGCATAGCGAAACAGCCCACCCGCGACGTTTTATGTCACGAGTGGGCTGTTGGCGCCAGTGCTAGCAAGACGCACTACTATACTTTCAGTCTATCCAACGGGTAGGCCAGGCGCAATGTTTACATAACATTTAGCGGCGCATGGCAGGGGGCGTTGCGCTGCCCGTTAGGCGCCGCGTTCGTAGGCGTCGCGCTTTGCCTTCGTGCGCATCTTATGGCGATACACGTCTAGTGGCGACGGCATGGTAAACGGCGCGTCCTCAGGCGCGCGCCACGGCGCGGGCGGAAGGTCGGCGGGGTCGATAGCGCCGCTGGCGGCGGCGCCGTGCTCCAACTCGGCGGCACGGGCCAGCGGCGCCACGTCCGCCATGCGCTCCACGAACCGCGCCACAGCGTCGCGCGCCGTGGACGGTGGAACAGCGAAACGGTCAGCGATCTCCGCCCACGACAGCGTATCGCCCCACGTCCCCTTACCCTCGTTGCCCTCACGGTCGATCAACCCAAAACGGGCGGCGACGACCAGGAACGCCTGGGGATCGTCGTCGCGGAGGCGGTCCATGGCCTTCAGCAGACGCTTAACAGAAAGGGCTTTGTCGGGGTCGTCGTCCTCCGGCGGGCCTTCAAGGTAGGTCAGCACCTGGCCGGAGAGGGCCGGCGTCCCCAGCGGGCCGATCAGAAGCGGGGCGTTCGGACGCGGGAAGGACACCGCGCCCTTTTTGTCGCCGAGGAGGATAACGCCCGACTCGTATTTGTCGCGGACGACATAGGTGCCGGGGAAAGCCGACGCCTTGTGCTCCTCGTCGGCGCGATCCTCTGCTTCCTTGGTCTCGGCGCGATCCTCTGCTTCCTTGGTCTCGGCGCGATCCTCTGCTTCCTTGGTCTCGGCGCGATCCTCTGCTTCCTTGGTCTCGGCGCGATGGGCGGCGATCACGCGCTCCCAGCGGTCGGTGGTCGTGGCTGGCGACGCGGCGTCAAACGGGTCGTCGGCGCCTCCGTCGTCGGTGTGACCTATCAGTGTCGCGTACAGTGCATCATGTCCAAGGCTCATCGTGGCGTCCCCCGTCCTGTCAGCAGGCGCGACACAGGCGCGCTCTCACTCTCATCTTACCGCGGAACGTGACAATTTTGTAGTAATTGCGAATAAAACTGGAGGGGCCGTCCATCTATTGGATGGACGGCCCCTCCGTGAATAATGAGTCAACTTGTCTTCACCGACCCTGTTGTCGTCGCTAGCCCCATGCCTTGATGGCGATGTGTGGGTGCCAACACGCGGCACAGACGAAGCGGTCGCGGTCCTCGTCCTTGATCTCCGGCCGGTTGTCACGGATCAGTGAGCCAACAGGACGTTGTTGACCGCAGAGACAGCAGACGTACATATACATCTGGGGATCGGCGTTAGTGTCAATGGGCGTGATGGTTTCTGTGACGTTCGTGACCATGGTCAGTGCTCCTTGTGGTTGTCGTTTAATCGTTTGCCGTCGGGCCGTGTTCCAACGCGTCCAGAAAGCGACGCTGTTGGCGGCGACTCTCCTCAATGCGCGGTATCTCCCGTTCCGCGCGGGCATGGGTCGGGTAGTTGCCTCGCACCCTGCGGCTGGAACCATCGTCCAACCGCTCGTACACAGCGAAGCGGGCGCCGGTTGTGGTCGGGGCGACGTAACGCGTGCGTGGACTGCTATCTGGCATTGGATCTCTCGCGGGCCGCATCGTCTTGGTGCTCATTGCAGCCACAAGAACGGCCAAACGTGCCTGGCTGAACACGTAACCATCCCTCGTGCAGGCCGTTCGCGTGATCCGCTTTATCGTGTGCACCACGGTCGCTCAGGTTGTAGCCCGCGCCTAGCGCGAGTTGCGCGCCACGGTCAAAGCAGCCCCACGCGCGCAGCTCAGGCGCGTAGCGTGCTTTGTAGCGCGGTATGGTTGTGTCAGTGCTGCCAACGTAGCTAAAATCAGTGGGGTTATTGTCTGTACGCATGGTTCTCACTCTCTTTCACAGGAACCTCCCAGGAAGCCCACCGGCTTTAGCCGCGGGTCAGTGACGCTAGCGCGCTAACATCTCAATATCGTGCATACGATGGTCGATCCACCAGGAAGCGGACGCGGCGAGTAACAGCGTGCGGTAGGACTCAATCGTTCGCTCGGCCGCTTTGAGCGACGTTTGATCGACAAGCGTCGCGGCCATCTCCGCATCGATGGCCGCGACGGCGGCGAGATGCGGTAGGAGGCGCGTTGCCGCGCACACACGTTGCATCTCAGTGACCACCACGTTCTCGACCTCGACCACTTTCCCCGCGCGAATCTTTTCGGCCCACGCGATTTGCTTGTCGCTGCCGGTGAGCGCCGGCAATGCGGGCATAAGGCCGCTTGCGTACAATGCAGCTAACTCGGTCTCGCAAGTGTCGGTCGTGTTCATCGGTCGTCGCTCCTTGCCCTACTCCGGGCCGTCCCTCCGTCGAGAGGAGGGCTTGGGAGGGGTCTCAGTCGCCCCTCACTCTCTAATAATAACACGCTATCGTGTCCTTGTCAAGCGTTCGGCGAAAGATCTTTTCAGGTGCCGCTGTCGGCGCTCGTCTCCGCTGGGACCGGGGATGGCTTGGCGCGGTCGGGGCGTTTGATGCGGCCGGCGCGCCACGTCCGTCCCGCCATGTACGCGTCGACATCAGCGCGCGCGATGTCCACCCGTCGCCCATCGTGTGAATCGACAGCAACGCGCAGATCGCCACGCGCGATAATTTGATGGACACGCTGACGCGTGACCCCCATCAGCCGCGCGACATCGCGTATCGTGAGGTTGCCCGTATCGTCCTCCTCGTCGGACGCGCCATAGACGCGGCGCGTCCGTCCCGCGAGGTAGGCGTCGAGATCGGCGCGGCGCACCATCAACAAGCGTGAGCCACGCTTGACGCCCGTGAGCACGGGAGGCTTCGGGGGCCTGTCCTCCGTACCGCGCCGGCCGAGGATGTAGCTGCGCAGCGTCGCGGCGGACAAGCCGCTGATGGTGGCGGCCTCGGAAAGGGTGAGCAGATCATCATGATTATTGTCAGCCATCGTTCGTCGCTCCTCCTCTAATGCGCCACGGCGACACTCCCAAGAGCGCCGCCGCCTCGCTTGTCGTGAGCAGTACGGTGTCAGGCATTGTAGCCGACCTGACCATAGGCGATGCCTTCGGCGTGCGGATCGCATAGCGCTCTTTTAACAACCTGCCGCCACAACCCTACAAGTCGCGTATCCTCCAGATCGGACAAGCATAGTTCCAGGTTGTACGACGCGGAGCCACTGCCGTTGACATCTACGTTGTGACGGCTCATGAACCGCTCGGCGGCGGCGTCAAGGCGTGTCTGATCGTCCGTGGTGGCCGTGCGAATGATGTTCCATGCTCCCATGTCAGTACCCTCTCCTCATCTATCTGCCTGCGAGGAGCCTCAGTCGCCCCTCACTCTCTAATAATAACACGCTATCGTGTCCTTGTCAAGCGTTCGGCGAAAGATCTTTTCGCGCGAAAAAGAGGCCCTATCCCTGCGCGGGGATAGGGCCTCTGCTGCCGTATGTACGGTATTGGCTAGTAGCGTCGCGCCCTTCTCAGGCTCTGTGCCGGTGCGGTCCATCCATTAGGGGCGCAGGGCCGGCACGGCCACGGACAGGGCCAGTCGATGCGTGCCCGGCTTGAAGTCGCCCGTTTGGTACTGGTACAGCACCTGGCGCTCACGGTCGGCCAGGCGCGTGGACACGGCCACGTATGAGGCCAGCGTCAGGCGTACCGCCGCGCACCCTGCCGGCAGATGGCCCACGGTGAACGTGACCCAGACCGTTTCACCGGGCCGCACCAGGCCAAGCAGGTGCAACGACGCGACGGGGCGTAGAGCGTGGGGACGTGTGACCGCGAAAACGTAGCGCGTGACCGCTCGGCGGTCCACGCACGCGCGGGCCGACGTGAAGATGGTCTCGCCCCGGATGACGCCCACGGGCGGCGCGCTGGCAGCGCCGGACGCGCAGGGACCCTCGCCGAGTCCGCCGGCGATGAAGCGCGCGGCATACCGTCCTTTCATGGAGGGCAGCCCGGCCACAAAGTCCAACTGGGCCGCACACAACGCGGGTAGGCGCGCTGGCGTCCGTAGCGTGGGCATGGCGACAGTTGCTGTCGCCGTCGCGGTCATCGTCGCCGTGGATGACGGAGCGCTTGTCGCCGTGGCGGTCAGACTGGCCGTCGCCGTTGCCGAGAGGACGGTCGCGGTCGCGCTGGGGCTAGCGGTCGCCGTGGCGCTTTGTGTGGGCGTCGTCATGGGCGTCGTCGTGGGCGTCGTCGTAGGCGTCGCGGTCATGGTTGGGGTGGGCGACGCCGTTGCCGCGTCGGTCGGGGTATTCGTTGGGACCGTCGTGGGCGTCGCGGTCGGCGTCGCGGTCGGCGTGGTGCACGCCATCACCACGAATTGTTGCGGCGTGATCGTGGTCGTGTGGGGATCGTCAGACCCGAGCGTAGCGGTGTAGGTGCCGGGATGCAGCTCAACGGGGTGCGTCGTGAACGTCCCGTCCGTCGCCGGTATGAAGGTGACAGACAGCGACGACGATCCGTTAGAGCCAGTGGCAAAGCCGGTGATGACGATGCGCCAGTGGCCGCTCGGCGGGTCCACGACGCCGCTGAATGTCTCAGTCGGTTGTGTGCCGGTGCAGCGTTCGGTCGGCGGTTGGATGCCGCCATGCCATGCCAGCGCCGCGCTACTTCCCCACAGTGCGGGGACGATGGTCGCTATGACGACCGCGGTACGAATGATAGTTCTTTTCCTCATGGTCATGTGTGCGTCCCTTTCTATTCAGTTGATACTCCCACGGCTAATGGCTTCGCGCCGTTTCCCCGGGCCGGCTAACTCTCCCAGCGGTCGCCCGTCGTCGCAGCGGTCAGCACGCGCTCCACCTCCGCCTGAGCTTGGCGCACCGCTGCCACGGGCGCTTGTCCGCGCCGCACAGCCATGATCGTGCGTCGGTAGGGTCGCGACATCACCCACCCGGCCCCGACGCCACACACCGCCAGTATCGCTATTCCCGCCATCGACTCACTCCCCCCGGCCAATGCCGCGCCGACGATCCCACTCAGCAGCGAGAGTGCTAGGACACCAGCGCGGCGCTCAGTCAACTCCAAGTTGCGCGCGACCAGTCGCCACGCGTCGTATCCGTCGCATATCTCAACCCACACCACCAACGGCGGGCACAGGATCAGCAACGTCACCCACAGGTGGCCCAACAGACGCCACAACCGCTCATGTCTGCCGCGCCATCGGTCATCATCGACAGCCGTATCGTCCCTGCGCATCGCTATAACCTCCCTAACAACGGCACCTTGTTCTTGGCCCAGCCCCACACAGCGCCGCCCGGCCCGGCCATCTCGTCCACGACGCCGCCTGCTCCCGCGATCAGGAGATGCGTCCCGCGTCGCAGCGCCGCTGGCACGGCGTTGGTCGAGAGCATCATCACGAGGCCGACACCAATGGCGACCAGCGTGTTCGGCGCTTTCGCCGGGTCCAGCCCACCTCCCCGCGCGACCTGCCCCACCGCCGCTCCCTCAACGGAAAAAAGATACATCCATCCGACAATCCACAGCGACACACTGATCATGGAGCGCGTCCACCATAAGCCGAGGGGACGTGTATGTGGCGTCCCCATCGCCGCCCAGCACAGTGGTCCTGTGAGCCATAGAAATAGCTTGAGTACCCATCCCGCCAACACGCCTAGGGTCAGCAACACCAACTGAATGGCGAGGATAGCCAGCAGGCACAGCGCCGCGATCTGGCCCAACCCCCAGTTGGCGGTCTCTTGGAGCGAGGGGCCGCGATAGGTCGTCCACGTCCCCAGGGCGTCTCCGTACCCCTTGAGTCCTTTCGCCCCACCGCCCAAACCCTTCGGAGAGCCGGCTGTCCACGCCCATACGGCATGCTCGATGGGTTTGAGCGCGCCCGCTACCGTTAGGACAATAGCCACCTCTCCGATCAGCAGCCCCCACTTCAGGACGTGATGCGCGCCATCCGCTTCCGCGCGCATCGTCACCGCCTCGGCTAGGATGCGGAAACTCACGAGGACGAACAACGCGGCGCCGCCCCACACCAATAGCGGTTTGGAGAGGTCGAACAGAAAGGCATAGGCCGCTGATGTGAAATCAAGGACAACTGTTGTGACCCCCAGGATGGCGTGCACCAACGCGGCGTGCCCCGCCGTCGTCACACCTTGCCACCACGTCAGCAAGCCCTCCGTGGCATTGGCCCACAGGCCAGCGAACACGTTCCTATCCCACCCCGCGACCTGATCGGCGACCGTCGCCTGGATCTGCACCGTAGCGCCCGTCTTCACGGTCCCCACCGTCCCCTCCACGTCGTAGGGGCCAGGTGGCAGGTCGGCAGGCAACGCCACGTCGCCCGCCGCCGCGCCCGTGGCGTCGGTCGGCCCGAAGTTCCCGCCGTCGACGGTGGCGTGTGGCCCGTGCGCCAGTAATTGGAGAGTGATATGGAGCGTGGCATGGGGCGGGAAGCCTAACACGCGAATGGGCAACTGGTCGCCGTTGCCGGACGTGCCCGCCGTCGTGCTAATGCCGTGGGTGAACGATGGCGGCGCGATAAGGCGCGGGCTGTAGGATAGCGCCGTCGGCGCGGGCGTCGCGCCCGGCGCATCCACCGTCACAAATGCCGTGGCCGTGTCGCCACGATTCCCGGTCGCCGTGACGGTGTAGGTCGCCGCCGGCGCGTCCGTCGGCAACGTCAATTGCGTCGTGGCCGACCCGCCGACGCCGACCAACGCCGACCCGATGGGGGCGGTCGCCCCATTGTCGCGCGCCCACGTAAACGTCACGCGCTGCCCCTCGCGGAACTGGCTCACCGCCGCGTCCAGCGTCGTCGTGCCCTGAGGGATGTGCTGCTGCCCTAGGATTAACTGGCCCGTCTGTGGCGCCACCGTGGCCGTGGGGGGGATGGCCGTGGGCGGAGGCGACGTGGCCGCATGCGCGTGCCCCGTCATGGATGACGACGCGCCACACAACATCACCGCCAGCGCCGCCCACGCGAGCGTGCGTTCAACCCGACGCCTCACACACATCATGCGACACCCACCCTTTTATCGTCACCGCCGCCGGTTTCGTCCGTCCCCGCCACGAAAGCACGCGCGGCGTCGGCGACCGACCCATAGCGCGCGATGTCCCGCGCCCGCTGATCTTTCTGTGGTCCGTAGCTGCCGAGTGTATAGGCCAGCTCCGGCACGAGTTTGACGTGAATCACGGCGTACTCCGGCGCCCGGTCGGGAGGCCGCACGAGGTACACGAACTCGGCACGTTCGTCGGTGCGCCGCAGGTCCGGCGCACGCTCCACAAGGCGGGCCGGAAAGCGCAGGTGGTCAATCAGCGCGGCGCGCCCGCTCTGCGTGCAACCCACGAAGTATATTTTGATAGCGGTCATGATCTTACGCGTTTCGGGATCGTTCGCCAAGTCCTCAACCATGTGGGTGGCGAGGAGGACCTTGGTGCGCTCGTGGCGATTGCGGCGCCCGCGCCCCTGCAACCACGGCCCCGACTGCTTAATCGTCCCGTACCCCTCATCGAGCGCCGTCACGGCGTAGGTCCCCGCCCGTTCCGCCAGCGCGGTGCGCAGGTCGGCCGTCGTCGTCGCCACGACGGCCGAGAGGCGCGCTGCCCCCGCCTCGTTCATGGCGAAGCGCGCCGTGTTGAGGATGAGGCCCGATGTTTCGAGATCCACCGTTGTCGGATAGTCCATGAGCGACGCGAATGACCCGTGCCCATAGTATGAGCGCATGCGCTGGTATAACTTGCGACACGCTTGCGCCTCAGTCTGATCGTTCGCCGCGCGCGCCTTGCGTTCCTGGCCCCGCAGCCATGCCGCCAGATAGCGTAAACGCGGCGTCCCGTCCCAGCCGCGCGCGGCGCGGCGCGCGGCCGCGGCGTACACGGCGCGCAAGCCCTGCTCCAGAATGGCGTCATCGCCAGCGGACGTCAGGTCGTAGCCGAACAAGATTTGGAAGTTGTCAAGCATGATAAGCGTGGGGTCGCCCTTAGAACGGCGTGCGAGGTCGAGCAGATTGATGCTCACACCCGGCGCGAGCAATTCAGCCTCTACCCCACCGTGACCCTCGATGAGGTCGGTAAAACTGCCCACCGGGTCGAGCACCGTCACCCAACCCTGTCGTCGCAACGTGGCGTCGAGCAACAACCCCATGACGTAGCTCTTGCCCATGCCTTGGTCGGCCAAGATCGCCACGACATCGGCCGCTGTCTGTCCCCAGTCGAAAAAGGCCAACTGCCCACCGCGCTCCGTGCGCCCCAACAAAATACCATCCGCGGGCCCAGGCGCCTCCTTGACAAACGGGAACAATGCCGACGCCGTTTTGTCTGTCAGCGCGAGTGGACGGTAGGGCGCTAAAGCCAGCGGCAACGACGCGCGATAGAGCGGCGCCTGCGCCTCCAGCCCCGGTTCAACCGTGAACCCTAGCGGGCGTAGCGCCGTCAGGGCAGCGTCCACCGCATCCTCCAGCGCCACCGAGTCGGGCGCGTGGAGCGTCAGCGCCACACCGACATCGACCAGCGCCGCGCGTCCGGCCCGCGCCTCCAAATAGAGCGCGTCTAGTTCAGCCGCGTCCCGCTGCAAGGCCACGTCGCCCTGCTCCTGCGTGATGAGCACCAGGCCGTCTTTGACGGTGGAGCGGGCAATGGCACGCCTCTTGTTAAGGTCCGAGGCGCGCATACGCGTGGCCTGCCCCTCCAGCCACGCCAGGGACGCCGCCTGGTCACGTCCGCGTGCCGTGATGGAGAGGGTGGAGCGCACGGGCAGTAGCGGCAGCGAGAGCAGGTCATCAAACGAGACAGTCGCTGCCCACGCGCGCACCCATAGCGTCGTGCGCCACTCTCCATCCACGACCACGGCGCCCGCACGCAATCCATCCAACGCGGCCGGCAGACGCGTCAGTGCCTCGACCTCCGCGCGCACCAAGGGCCGCACGGCAGCGCCCACCACACCTAACAACCGCGCGATGTCCTCTCGCCGCGCCAGCAGCGGCCCTTTGTCACGCCCCGCGATCACCAAGAGATAGCGCGCCGTGGCCATGTAGGTCCGCGCCATCTCCGCGCCCAGCCACCGATGGCGGCCCGCGCGGATGACGTCGTGCAGGGCGCCATCCGCGTCCTCGGCGCGATCCAACGCCGCCGCGACCCCCCAGGCGTCGGTCGGCGTGTTGTTTACCCACATCTGGATACGCTGCCCGGCGCGCGCCAGGCGCAGGATATCGGCCAGTCGGGCGCGCGCCGTCGCACGCTCGGTTGTGTCCTTGCCGCGCAGGATGACTCCCGATACGTCAAGGTAGGCGCGGTACTCGCCGTCGCTTGCCACACGCGCTACCCCCGCATCGTCGACCGTCACAATCGGGTGGAGCAGTGGTGGGTAGGCCACGTCGCGCCACAGACGCACGGGCAAGCGCGTCGGCCGACGGTCGAGGTTGATATAGTCGGCGATCATCTAAGAACCTCCAGGAGACCCCCGGCTTTAGCCGTGGGAAAGTTTACCGACGCCCTTTCTGTCGGCGACGGGGCGCCGATACGGTTGACCGCACGACGCCCTGCCTCACGCGGAGCCACGGCACAGCAAAAAGACGGGTGTCTACGCGGATGGGGACGCGTAAAAGGCGATAGCGCCGCGCCCAGCGCTGACGCGCGACGGGTTCCACCCCGTCACGCAGCAAGCGCTTGCCATACCACCCCCCCATCAGCAACAGGACCCACGGCGCGGCCAGCCACGGCAGCATGACGCGTAACCCCTCTAGCGTCATGAACATGTTCGTTGCCACGCCCCACAACACCCATCCGAGCGTCCAAGCCGCGCCCACGACCAACGCTCCCCCGACCGCCACAACCTGATGAGGGTTCCACTTCAAGCCCCACTGCACCAAGGGCCGGTCAAGCCGGGATAGCGCCTGCTCTGGGGCGATCATATCGTCATCCATCAGTTATCCCTTTTCAGCGACGCTTTTTTATCGGCGAACGACGCCGCGCTGATCTCTTACGGTTTAGCAGGGGCATTTGACCCGCCCGTGTTCGAGATCGGGTTCTGCACCGTCGCCGGCGCCTGCGCCGTCTGCGCCAAGTGAATCAGCGTTCCGCCGGCTACCGCGATACAGAGCAGGACGCCGGCAATCCCGAACCCGATGCCCTTGATTGACTGCCCCGTGTTCGTCCCCAGTTGCGTCGCATGGGGGATAATCTTCATCAGGCAGATAATAGCCCCCCCCCCCGCGACGATGCTCAAGATAAGCAGTAAATCGTTGATCGGTTGTGTCGCCCAGTCCATTCCCACACCCCTTCTCGTCCTGTTCTGCTAGTCCCACGCCAACGCGTGGGCCTCCACCAACTCACCATCGCCCCACACCGCCCCGTCGCCGTCGTCTACATCACCCCATCCTCCTTCTCTCTCCACATCGCCGTCGCTTTTTATCTCGTCGGTCGGACGTGGCGTATATGTCCTACTGCTTTTCGCTTCCGCTTTCGCCGCTTTTTTGTCAATCGTCACGGGCACGTCGGCCACGACACGGTTCATGCCCGCCTGCTGAATCGCCAATTGCTCCCGCAGCGCATCGACCTTCGTATACGTGCCCGCTGCCTTGACGAGCGCCACCAGCCGCTTGTCGCGGAACCACAGGCGCGTCTGGACGTAGGTCGGTCGCAGCCCCGCACGTCGGATATAGGCCCCGTCCCGTTCTTTCAGATCGTCCAGTTTGACGCCTGCTTGCGCATCGGTGTAGTGCTCCAGATCGTCATCGTTCGACTGCGCGAGCACGATATGTGTCAGCAATGAGGTCATCACGCGGTCACCCTGCGTGCCGTACTCGCGCTTGATGTCCTTCGGCCCTTGTGTGGCAAACCCCAACCCGTAGTCGATGCTGCGTGCCGTCGAGACAATGGTCGGTAGCCCGTCGATCTTGCCAATGTTGACGGCCTCATCGGTCAACGACCGCACGGGCCGCGGCAAGCGCCCGCCATGCCGCGCCGCTACCTGTGACAGCGCGTCCTTGGTGGCCGTCAGTCCCGTCACAATGACCGGCGAAATGGTCTTAGCTGTGCCTAGATCAATCGCCATGTACAGGATCGTCGGCACACGCACGAACTCCTCCCAGTCGATGTCGTTGCCGGCCATTGACGCTGCGACGCGCGGATTGTTGAGACACTTGAGCCGCAAGGTGACACCGCCCATGACGTTTGACGCCGCGCCCTTGGAGCCAATCAGCTCCGTCATCTGCCGCGCCAGCCCCTCAATCGTTGGATCGGACTGGCCCGCGTCCCGCTGGGCCGCGACGTGGGCCACGATGGTTTCGGCGGTCTCGATAGTTTCGTGCGTCCTGTTCCATGCCGCCACGTCGGCCATCGACACACGGCGCCAGTCACCGTCGCTTTTCGCGCGTTCTACGTCGCGCAAGTACAAGAGCACGCCGGCCACGAGGGCGACCGTCATCGGCCCGAAGTACGAATGGAAATCGCCCATCGACCTCACCCACGCCTCGACCATCGATTCGACGCCTTCGGGGTCTTCATAGATCGACGCCGCGTTGAAACGGACGGAACCGACGGCGTACGGATCATACACCCACACCCGGTAACCAGCGCGCCGCATGACGGCAATTGTCTTGCGCGTTATTTCGCCCCCGTCTTTGGGGTCGATGACGATGAGCGACGCACGTAGCGCTACCTGCAAAAGCGCCTCGCCAAGCACCCATCCAATGAGAAAGCGAAGCGTCTTCCCGCTACCACTGCCGCCGTTGACAAGCGGATGCTGGGCCTGAATGTCGCGTGGCAAAGAAAGCGCCTTTCCCGACTCTTTCTCAATGCCGAGATACCACCCGCCTGTGTTTGATGCATACCAGCCTTCTTTGGTCAGGATGCGTTGCCGTTCCGCCTCGCGCCGTGCGACCAACGCCCGCTCCTCTTGCTTCTCCGGGTCGATGCGGTCTTTGGCTGCCGACCGCACCAGGCTCTTGCGCGCCTCACGCTCTACCTCACGCCGCGCCCGTCGCTGGCCGATACCGCCACCGATAGCGCTAGACGCGATGAGCAGTCCCAGGAGCGCCGCCCCCGCCCCTTCCGGCACGGGAGCCTGTCCCAACACCGCGTCGCCCCGCAGCGTCCTGTACGTCGCCGTGAGCGTCACCCTGTCGGCGTCGATATGATCCATCGTCGTAGGCATCGTCAGCGCGTGCGCCGCATGGGCCAACGAAGGGTAGACATGCTCCGCCACAGGCCGGCACACGACGGCGCCACCCGCCATCAACGCCACGCCACCGAGCGTCACCGCCATACGTGCTTTCATTGTGAGAGTCCCATCTGTCGACGCGCTTTGTCTTTCGCCACGGCGTAGGCGTCCTCAACGACAGTTACTCCGTCAACAAGAGCACGCTTCCGCCCCATGAGCCGCGCGACGATACCACGTCGCTCACGCTCGATATGCCGCGCCGCGATGGCGTCTTTCACGAGTTCCGTCTGCGTCAGCACCGCCACGTAGATCGCTTTGAGTTTGTCTCCCTGGTCATCGGGCGCCGTCCGTGACGGCGAGAGAGGATCGGCGGCCACCGTGCCCACCATAGATGTTTTCGTTAGTAGGTCCACCACGGCCGCTGCGTTCTCCTCTGCCGTCGGCGCGCTCACCACCACTGGCGCCGGGGCCACCCCGCCATGCAAGCCCGTCCGCGCGTACTCCGTCAGCAGCGCCGAACGGTCCATCTTGCGCCGTGCCGCCTCGCTGTCCAGCGCATCCAAGAGGTCAGACGCCAGTGACACGTTCACGCGCTCTTTCTTCGCGGCGTCGGTTTTCGGTAAGGATGAGAGAGCCATCGCTACACACGCCCCCGCGTGGACAGACCCACACACCTACAAGACATTGAAAACACACGCTTACCTACCAAGCTGAAAACGCCCGTGTGGTGTGGATGAAAACCGTCCACACGGCCACACAGGGAAACGGCGATGGCACACATTACCAGCGCCCCGCCAGGTCGTGTATCCGCACCACTACATGCGCCAAAGCGGTCGCATACACGTCGCGCCCTTGAGGCACGTAGTATCCGATCATCGTTGCCAGACAGGCCAGCACGACCAGCGCCACCACGGGTTTTTCGACGAACCCACCCGACCGGAAATGGAACCACGGCACCAGATGCCAGCGCTTCTTGGGATTGAGCAGGGGCACACCCTCAATCGTCAAGGCGTCGCCGAGAATATGGACGAGGTAGCCGACACACAACGCCACCACCGCATCTTGTATGAGCGGCCACAGCGCCGTCAGGACAACGGCGGCGACGGATAGCGGAACCCACAGCGCCAGCCAGTGCGTCAGGAGTCGGTGCTTGTTGAACGGGATATGGCACACGATAGCGGACACGGGCGGCAGGGCCTTGGATGCGAGGGAGTTGGGCGTGTCGAGGTCGGGTAGGGTCGCCGCTCCCCCGGCGACAAGAGCGAACGGCACGACGAGGAGCGGCGGCAGGGTCAGCGCGGCCACGGTGGCGCCGAGCGCCAGGCCTGTCGCTAGGTGCGATGTCCCCCTCATTCGTCTTGCCTCCATGCCGTAGATGTTATGTAGCGGCGACGCAATCAACAGCCACAGCCCATAGCCGGAACGCGTCGCCGTTACTTGGTATAGTACAGCATGCATGCAATGTATGCAAGGCACACACCGACGGCGAGCATCCTGTGCTATCGTTCAGGCAAAGGGGGGATTGCATGCATGTCGGACACAAACAACGAGGAGGCCCGATTGAGCAGGCAGTTCAGCATCCGCGTCACGGAAGCCGAATATGAAACCGTCATGGCGATTACCGGATTTGATCAGCGGAAAAAGAATGACACGGCACGCATCATCTTCCGCAAGGGCTTGCCAATCGCGGTAGCCGAGATGCAAGTGAGAGGATTAGACGTGTTCCTGCCGCCCGACCCTACCGAACGACATGACTAGACACGCAAGGGCCGACATGCCGTGTCACGGCATGTCGGCCCTTGCGTGTCACCCCTGCCCAATCATCAATGCGCGAAAGATGTCACTAACCGCGCAACAAAAGATGGTCGCCGCTCCCGTCCAGACCTTTGGCTCACGACATTTTCCAGATCGCGTATGCGCTGCTCGGCCTGTTCGTTTTGCCGCTTCATAATTTCGTAGCTCGTTTCGGCGCGGACGGCTCGCTCAATGGTCGCGGCGTGCTCGGCATGGGCGCTATGCAACTCTCCGACAAGAGGTGTCATCCCCTCGCTGACACTCTTACCAATAACGGCCACGAATGCCTGCATCTGCATGGAACCCGCCGATACCGCGACATTGCTTGGCTGGTCAATGATAGAGTCGGCATTGCCATAAGCCATATCGCGCGCTCTTATTCCGTCGTGTGGGACATCTTGACGGATTTCCGGCAGACCAACACCGAGTTTACGGTGCAAATCGGCAAGGCTAACCCGCGTCTGCTGCTGACCACCCGTGTCGAGTATTGTTGTCGCGCCGATGCTCTTGTCGGCAATCCATCGCTGAATAGTGCGCTTGTCCTTACAGGCTATATCCGCCGCCTCTCTCAGCGTCACCGTCTTCTCGTCTATCATCGCAACCATCGCTATCCCTCCCATTTCGCCTACGACATAGGGTATGGCAACGGGGTGACGGTTGTGTCACCCCGTTGCCATACCCTATGTCATATCATGCTGAGTGCATTGCATGCAAGGAAAGTTCACATATCGTCATGCTCACGTAGTACGTTGCGCCAGCGTCGGAAGCGCCAGAACTGCGTCAGGTACACAAACCAAAACTTGACGGGGCTAACAACCCCTTCGCTGTGCATGCCATGGCCGTGGTAGTAGTTAATGTAATAGAGGTCTGAGCGGTAGCCCCATCTCACGCGCCTGTCGTTCCCACGTAGCGTCTTGCGCGGGCGAACTGACAATAGCGTAGGGCCTGTCGCCGCGTAGCATGAACTGGAGGCGCACAAGTCCGCCAGTTGGAGCATCCTCAACGGGGCCAATCCACGTCGCCTGCTTGTACCGCTCTGCCTGATTTGCCAACGATTGAGCGAGGTAGGCGTTGCCGGCCTCGGTCAAGCCGCCACTCATCGTCACCGTGTACGTTTCGTTGTCGTCTATCATGCCTCACACGCCCCCTCGTGCCCCTGCGGCAACCGGCACAAGCTCGTCACATGCGATTGAGAGTGGCGCGTATCCTGCCCGCATAACGGGTCGGCATCTACTATCCGCGTGATGATCTCCACGCCTAACACTTCCACGCCGATAAGTGAGCCGTCGGCGTCATAGTCAACGTTGACGCCCTCCGACAGGCGCCCCGACCATTTCACGGCGCGCTCCTCATTCTCCTTCAGATAGACATAGAGCGCCTTGGCGTCTGGATCATAGGTGGCGCGACTCATGACCCACACCCCCCTTCGTGGCCCCTCGGTAGCGTGCATGTGCATATGCCTGTGCGTGGCCCCTCGGTATCCCATGGCACAAGCCCGCACGACTCCGCGCGCCCCGTGCCACCCGCACGCTTAACCTTGCGCGGGTCCAACTCCAACCCGTCCAGTTCCGCATCGTCGTCATCGTCGTCAAAGCGGTGCGAGTCAGCCTCAAACGCCCTACATCCTTGATGCTCGAACGTCAACAGCCCTTTCCTGTGACTACGCGGGCTACCGCATACTCCCCAGTCGCTGCCCCTTTCCCCTTCAAGTTCAAGAAACCACCGACAGCCAGATGAGCAATCCCCGGCGCCGTACTTTTCAGCCGCTACATCGCGGTCTACCTTGCCGTAGGGCTCGTAGTCCTCAACGTCTAACTTGCACACGGCCCACAATTCATCGTGCGTCATCATACTCACCCAATCCCTATTCCGCAGACGAGGCACGCTTAAAAACAGCAGAAACCCAGGCATGCCCCAGCGGTTGCACGAGCCCGCACATCTCCCACCCTTGGGCGCCCATGTCGTCGAGGGTGAGCCAGTCCATCCCATCGCCGGGATTGAATGTCAAGGAATACCCATCGTACTCGTCAATAGCACCGAGCATCGTGCGATAGTCCCATCGCGTTGGCCTATCGTTCATCAGTTGCCCCTCCCCCCTATGTATGCCATGGCCTCTTACCCTTCATGGGCTTCCGTTGTTACGTGGAGCAGCATCTTCGCCCGTGCGTCGGCTTCTTTCGCCGCCGTGAAAATGGGGCGCTCCTTGTGTACAACCATATGGGTCTCATTGATGCGACACCACCACGTCATCTCACCCGTCTGCGGCGTGGACCAACTCATGCAGCAGAGCGGCAGCATCTCGCCCAACTCCGCAACACTAAAGGCCGCGTAGGTATCAGGCTCGTCAATCCATGCAGGTACGCCATCATAACGCTGGTGCGCGTTCTCTGTCTCCGTCAGTCGATAGCCCGCGGTCGTGTTGATCCAATAGAAGCAACTATCTTGCGACACTCCTACGTCACGCAGCGCCTTGGCGACATCGCGCGATACAACCTGATCTTCCAGTTTCATCGTGCGACGATCTCCCCGACCTGTCGGATCGCTTGCCGCAATTCATTGACCTCCTCGGCCGGCGTCGGTGCAGGCTTGCCCTTCGCCACGGCATCGACCACGCCGCGCACGCCATCTAACTTCGCCTTCGCGGCTTTGTAGCGGTCCTGTATCTCGCGCTGTGTCTGCTGATCGTCGTTGTAGGTGTGCATCTTCTCTCCCCTTCCTATGCTAGCGCCTCAACCATCGCGGCCAAAGCGTCCTCTTCCAAGTGGTCGGCGCATCGCTGGCACACTTGGCTATCCAAGCCGGTGAAGCACTGCACTTCAATCAGGTTGTCGTCCTGATCATACGCAGTCGTTAAATGCTTGCCGCAAAAGTACCAAGTGCAGCAGTGGCACAGAAAAGACAAGCCGCGATCTATCCGCTCGGGACAACCGCGCTTGTGGCACTTGCACTGCACACCGTAGCCGCGCTTCCGGCCGTCGATCTCGTAGTAGCCGTAGCCCATGTCGCGCCCCTAATCGCTCGTCTTGGTGACAATAGATCCATCGGTCCCGTAATATGTCACGGTCACTAGCCCGCGTTGGACCCATGTCCCTTGCAAACGCCTCGCAGTCGATAGCGGATAGACGGTGAAACGGCACTTGTTGCACACGAGTATCGCCCCGTCGTCAATCGCCCACAGTTCTAGCGCGGGCGTTTCCTCCCCGCACTCCTCGCATCTTTCTGTTTCGATGGTTATATCGCCCACGAAGATACCCTCTCTTAGCCTACTTGACACTCCACACGGCTAAAGCCGTGGGCTACTGACTGGATTTCTCCTCCCTAATCACGCCACTGGTCGGCGCGACTCTGTGCCGTACAAATCCTTAATCTCGTCGTGGAGTTGCGCCGCGTTCATACCGTGCCCGCCTGCCCATTGCAGCAGTCGTAGCAGCGGCGTCAAGTGGTTGCGCAGCAGGACGGTCATGTCGGCCAGTGTCGGGTCGGCCACATAGCGCGGGGGGATGGTCGGCGCTGTCGTCGCGCCTGTTTGCTCCGCGTCTTTTGTCTGGACCGCATTGACAAGGTAATCGCGCGTGTCCACCGTGACCGGGAGCCCTGTGTTATCCCTGGTCTGTAACCGCATGTCCTCATCCATGTTTTCCCATAGGATGGGGCTATGTGTGGGGCGCGTATGAACAGGGGACGGTGCGGCATCCGGCGCAGTCGGGTTGTCGGTGCGCTGCGGCAAGGGCGAGCGCACCGCGTTTGGGATGGGTGCGTCGGAGTCGGGTTGCGCGAAGTAGTTGGAGGCGGGCGCGGATGCGTCGCGCTCAATCTCCCGTAGTATCCGATCAATTACAGCTCGATCCACACCCGCTCTTATAGCAATCGCACTCCGCGACAATCCATCAGCGGAGAGAACGATAACCAGTGACCGCAACGCTTGCTGCGTGAGTGGGGTTTCACTGACAAGCCCATATTGATAGCGTTGTTTATCCTGATAAGCTAGGGATTTTGAGATGCCTAGATGTGTCGCAATCTCCTCTAGCGTTAGCCCCTGCTCCGTTAACTTCCCCACCTCATCGACACGTACTTTCGTGTGATCAGTTAGCCCGCGTCGATGAACGTGAGCATCCTTTACAATGCCATCCCGTTCCTGCTGTTGACGCGCTTCCTGCACCATCGCCTCTGTTACTCGTTGATGGTTGCGCAGCATATCATAGAGCGGCGCGCTATAGTCCTCGTGTAAGTTCAGGACAAGCACAGATGTTGACTCAGCAATCAAATCATGCGTTAGCCCGCTCATCAACACTGGATGACATGCTATCCTTAAGATTCTAGCGGTCGTACCGTGTGGCACACTCCACTCATGATCAACGGAAGCGGATGACCGATCTCCGTCAACCAACTTTTGCAACGCCGCTACCTTGTCGGCAAACGACAGATGTTGGCGCTGCGTGTTCTCGATCAACTGGATGAGCGGGATATCCTTATCATTCCCGCTCCAAATCATGCACGGCACCAACGGGTCGCCCGCCTCCAGCGCGCCCTTGTAGCGCCGATGCCCTGCCACCAGTCGATACCTGTTCGCAGCCCCGGTCTGCTTGACCAAGAGCGGTTGCAAGATGCCCCATTCTCGCACCGTCTCCGTGAGTTCACGCATCTTCTCCGCACTGTCGTCGTGCTCCCAATCTTGGCGTATCTGCTCCTGTATCTCGATCATCTCCACCGGGATTGTCGCTAGCACGTAGGCGTGCTGGCCGCCCCGCGTTTTTGCCGCTTGTTCTGTCGTCATGCTGTCCTTACTCCTTCTCGTTAGCTTTCGTGCTTTATGGGCGTTGCCAAGGGGTACGTTCCCGATGCCTGCCCTCGCGCGGCTTCCTCGTCAACGTTAACCATCCCCGTCATCCACCTCGTCTCATTCTGTGCCGCAGGTATACCATCCAGCGCGCTCTTTAGGGCATTAAGCGTGGCCTCTAGCTCGACAGTCAGATCGCGACGCAGGTGAGCCACCTGGCGAGGCGTTAGAAGGTACTTGTAGTCATTGATGCCCATCGGTCCTGAGACCATCGTAATAATGACACCCTTCGGCGCAACCTCTACCGTCACATTCCGAGGTTCGGTAATCCATTCTGCCATTACAATTTCCTTTCACCGTAGTGGAGGCTGAAGACATGCCCCCTAGTCTTTCTATGTGTTATTGTCGTCGCTTGGGACACGATGCTCTAACGTTCA